GGCAACCATGAGTGGAGAGTGTTCGACAGACATAAAAGAAGAATTATAGATAAAGAAACAAAAGAAATACGTGAAACATTATTAGAAAAAGACGGAAGATCCAGATATTATATTCCGAACAAAGAGATGATATGTGGATTTCATAAGCCTTTATGGGTATCACCTTATGCACTTGGAGCATGGCTTGGAGACGGAAGAAATCAAAATCCAGATATTTGTGGAGCAGAATCTGATTATGCTATAGTTCAAAAAATAATTGATGATGGATATGAACTTGCGTGGGGCACAAAGCACAAAACAACTGGCGTGAGATATTACGGATTCAAATATTTGAGACAGGATTTACAAAAATATGGTATGTGTCATAGCAGAAGAAGAGTGCCAAAACATATACCAGATGAATACTTGATTGCAGACATAGATCAAAGGTTAGAATTACTGGCGGGGTTACTTGATACAGATGGAAGTTTAAATAAAAAAGAGCATAGATATCAATTCACGACCAATGAAGAAGCACTTAGAGATGGAGTTATATCTTTAGTAAATTCATTCGGTTGGAGGACAACAGTAGTTCGATATGAGAGCGGTATGAGTTCATCTGGAATATATGCAAACAAGCCATATTGGGTGGTTTCTTTTAACCCAACAATGTATATACCGTGTCAGTTAGAGAGAAAACAGTTGCACGAATTTTCAAAGCAAAGAATGGTTTCTATAAAGAAAATAGAGAAAATAGAACATCCTATTGGGGGAAATTGCATAACTGTAGAAGATGGAATCTATTGTGTCGGAAAAACATTAAAGCCTACTCATAATAGCACCGTGTGTATCTTCTTTATGTCATGGATAATGGGAAAAAGACCGAATAGTCATAGCGCCATGGGTGGTCATTCTGGAAAACTGGCAAAAGGATTTTACGGAGAACTTCTTAACCTCATTAATACACATGAATACAACTACAGTGAAATTTTTCCGCAATCGAAACTTCAAAAACAGAGTGCTGATGATTTTGAAATAAACCTGGACAAACCAGACCGATTTGCAACAATGACTTGCCGTGGTATTGAAGGTACTTGGACAGGTGCCGTTGACATTTCTTCCGATGGGTATTTGTACGTGGATGACCTTGTAAGAGATAGGCAACATTCATTAAGCCCTACCCGATTGGAAAATACATATCAAGAATATCTGAACAAGATGGTTGACCGTAAGATTGATGGTGCAAGAGAACTTATGGTTGGAACCAGATGGAATTTATATGACCCTCTTGGAAAAATTGAGAAGCTAAATCGGGATAATCCAATGTATCGGTTTAGAAAAATTCCAGCTTTGAACGATGATGGTAAATCGAATTTTGATTATGAGTATGGCGTTGGATTTTCAACAAAATATTATGTCGATATGAAAGCCAGGTTAGACGCTAACGAATGGGAAGCCAAATATCAGCAAAAGCCCTTCTTACGTGAAGGAATTGTGTTTGCAGCTGACGAATTAAGATATTATAACGGCGTTCTCCCAGAAGGTGGATTTGTTAAAAATGTTTCTGCTTGCGATGTTGCGTGGGGTGGTGGCGATAGCTTATCAATGCCAGTGGGTGCAGAATACGAAAATGGAGATGTATATATTTATGATTGGATTTTTAGCACAGCACCAAAAGAAGGAACATTGCCATTAGTTGTTGGAAGAATCATGGGAAATAATATTCAATCTATCAATTTTGAAGCAAATAATGGTGGAGATATGTATGCCTATTATGTAAATGAACGCTTGAAAGAACATAAATACGCTTGCAGCACGACAAGTACAAAAGCACCTTCAAAACAAGCAAAAAAAGAAAAAATAAATCAATATTCCGGGGATGTTAAGCAAAATTTTATATTTTTGGCTCCGAAATATCAAGATAAACAGTATCAAAAGGCTATGGATGAATTAACTACATTCGTCTATATTGGCGATAATGAACATGATGACGCCGCCGATGGAGTTACACAGCTTGCAATAACGCTTGCCGGCAAAAGATTTGCAGAAGTAAAAGCAACCAAAAATTTTATGTGGGGAAGGAGATAGAGTATGATGACTACAGCTCAATATTTACGCCAGATTGAAAATTATGATAACAGAATCAAAAACAAGCTTATCGAAGAAGAACAGCTCAGTTCTCTTTCCACAAGTGTATCTGCAATTCCTGTTGGAGAAAAGGTACAAACTTCTGTAAAACGTGATCCGATGGGAGATATGATTGCAAAGATATTTGATCTGCGAGAAGAGATTTCAGAAATGATATCTGAATTTTTACAAAAAAGACAAGAAATAGTTCGAACTATAGAACAGGTTGAAGACCCGTTGCTATACGACATACTATTTAAGCATTATGTTGAGTACAAATCTTTGGTTCGCATTGCAGATGAGATGGGTTATTCAGAGATTCACATTAAAAAAAAGCATTTAAAAGCCATAGCAGAAATAAAAAAGATAAAAGGTTTCGAAAGATGATACCGAAGTATACTGAAAAATACTTTTAATATGTGTAGAATATAAAGTAGAGCATTGGATTAAAACATCCAGTGCTTTTTATTTTGCAGAAAGGATGGTTCGGCTCGTGAGAAATACAATGAATTTTGTAGATTTATGCCGAGGTGAATTCGGTAGAAAAGTAGCCTACACAGGCGTTGACCGAATCACTCCACAAAATGTAGTAAAAGTAGTATCAGATACAATTGGCATACATAATAAAAATCGAACATTGATTGATTACTTGTATCGGTACATGAAAGGCGATCAGCCAATATTGTACCGAAATAAAATAGTCCGTCCAGAAGTTAATAACAGAGTGGTTGAAAATCACGCATTTGAAACCGTGAAGTTTAAAGCTGGACAGATTTGCGGGGAACCAATCCAATATGTATGTAAAAAGAAAAATGCAGATAAAAAAATAAATGAGCAAGTTGATTTGCTGAATGATTATCTTGATGAAGCCAATGCAGATGCAAGAAACATCCAGAGAGCAATATACCAAAGTGCAACAGGAACTTCTTATAAGGCTATTCTGAAAGAAGAGGACTGGACAGAAAACGGAGATTTACCGCCGTTTAGAATCTTTATTCCGTATCCTGGTGATTGTTACATTGTATATTCGCAGAGGAACGGAAAACCAATGCTGTCCGTTCAGATTTTGAAGGATGAAGATGAGCAACAATACTACTTATGTTATTCAAAGAACCAGTTTTTCAAAATCACGAATGGAAAAGTAACCGAATATGGAATCAACGGTTTTGGTGGGATTCCTATTGTTGAATGCCCGAATAATCATGACAGACTTTCGGACGTTGAAATTGCAATCACATTATTTGATGCAATCAACAAATACCAGTCTGATAGATTAAATGGCGTTGAACAGTTTGTGCAAGCCTTTATGAAGTTCAAGAACTGCGAGGTAGATGAAAACGAGTTTTTGAAAATGGTAAAACTTGGTGCCATCTCTGTAAAAGATACTGGAAATGGCTGTCAGTCGGATGTTGAACTGATGACCGCTGAATTGAATCAATCAGAGAGCCAGGTTGCAAAGGATGATATCTACAATAACATGCTGATTGTGGAAGCAATGCCAAACCGCCAAAGCAATAGCGGAGGGGATACAGGAAATGCTGTATACCTTCGTAATGGATGGGACTTCGCAGAAAGAGATGCAAAATTGGTAGAAGCATTCACCAAGGAAGCTGAAAAGGAATCTGCTAGAATTATTCTGAATATTATCCGTGGTACATCAAATGATGTTAATATCTCAACCCGAGATTTTGATGTAAAGATAACCAGAAACCCAACAGACAATATGCTTGTAAAAGCACAGGCACTTGATTATCTGTTTAAAAATAAAATTCATCCGCTTATTGCACTGATTACTTGCGGTTTATTTAGTGATCCGCAGAAAGTCTACGAAATGAGTTTACCGTATCTGGGAACTATTTACCCGGAACTGGCAGACCCGGAAGCGGAAATGCAGAAAGCACAGCAATTACTTGACGGAAAGTTTCAAAATCCGTCCAAAACAGAACCAATGGCAAATTCTCCATCTAACGAAGAATGAACCAAATTTCGATTATTTAAGGAGTTTTAGAGAAATCTAAGGCTTCTTTTTTAATACCCAAAATCAAATAAATTGCAACAGCCCGTGAGCGTAAATCGGGTACAGACCATGTGCGGAGCGAACCGTGTTGAAAAAGCGTATTGGACTGGAAGAAAGGAGATTTCAATGACAAGAGAACAGGCAAAACAGGCACTTATCGGTATGGGAGTTGCAGAACCTTCCGAGGAACAGGTTTCTAAGCTTCTTGATTCTATTTCTGCTGAAACTAAGAAAGAGAAAGACAAAAATGTTTCTCTGAAGGAAAAAGCTGAAAAAGCAGATTCCCTGGAAAAAGAGTTGGAAGATTTGAAAAAGCAGAACATGACCGAAGCAGAACGGCTAGAAGCTGAACGCAAGAAAGAAAAGGAAGCAGTGGATAAGGAGTTAGCTGATTTGAAAGCTGCGCTTGCAGAATCCAACAAAAAAGCCCTTACCAGTGAAATTACTTCTATGTTCGCAAATGCAGGACTTTCAACCGAAACATACGCGAGTGCTATTAAAGCATACGCATCTGCACCGTATGAGAAACCAGAAGATGCAATGAAAGAAGTCGAAACTTTTGTTAAGGGAGTTTCCGAAGCAAATAAAACAGCACTTGATACCGCAAAAGCAGCTTGGGAGAAAGAAGCATTGGAAAATACTCCTAATCCAGGAGGCGGTAGCGGCGGCAAACCTACAGTGAAAAGTGATGCTGCTGAATTTGCAAAAGCTTACTCAGCAAAAAAGAACCAGGAAACTAAATCAGTGGACGGTAACGCCCCTGTAAATATTTAAGTAAAGGAGATATAAATAATGGCTTTTATGAAAACAGAGCAGTATGAGTCCACTCCAAATATTCTTGAATCCGAGGTCGGACTTGTACTTAAAACCTACACAGCAGATCAAACAAATGCTGAAACAGTTGGAACTAAGAAAATTATTAAAGCAGGTTCCGTATATCCAACAAATGCAACAGGCGCAATTGGCATTGTATTTGAAGATGTTGATATGACAGATGATACAAAGAGGCCAATTTCCGTGATCGTCGCAGGCCGTGTTCTCGAAAAAAGACTTCCAGTAACAGTTGACACTACTGCAAAAACAGAGCTTGAAAAATCCGGAATTGTTTTTGTAGTCACAGAAGACCCAGTATTTTAAGGAGGTATGACAAATGCCATTTAATATTTTGGAATCAATTACCCAAGAAGAAAGACTTAATTTCTCTCAGAATTTCAGTGTTAAAAGACCAGGTATCCTCGATACCATTTTCCCAGATACAAAAACCCAGTATCTGAAAGCAGAGTATTACAGACTTATGGCTGGACAGAATCTCCCGGAAGTTGCATTCGTCCACGCTCTTGATAGCGAAGCAGAAATCGGCACAAGACCTGGATTTGAAAAAGTCCTGACTGAAAAACTCTTCATTAAGAGAAAAATCAATCAGTCCGAAAACTTACGGCAGGCAATTGAAAACGGTGTGCCGGATAATGAAGCGCTGAAAAACTTTGTATTTGATGATGCAGCCAGACTGTTCGAGGGCGTTGTTACAAGAGCAAATGTTATGAAAGGACAGTTCCTTTCCACTGGTGCTGTAACAATCAAAGAGAACCATGTTGACATGGGAATTGACTATGGCGTTCCAGCAAGTGCAAAAGTAACGCTTACTGATTGGTCTAAGCCAGATGCAGATATCATGGGCGATATCCAGAAAATGGTAGCTGTAGCAGAAGGCAACGGCTATGTAGTAAACAAAGCTGTTACTTCTCTTAAAATGATTAACTACATGCGGAACAACACTGCAATGCAGACAGCTGTTCTGGGTGCTGCAAATAAAAGGCTTCTCACAAAGCAGGAGCTTGCCAATCTGCTTATGCAGGAATATGAAATCACAATTGATCGTTGTGATGAGAACTTTAATTTCAGAAAAGCAGATGGAACCCTGAAAACAGCCAGATACCTTAAAGAGGATGTATTTACTCTGTATGAAGCAGATGCTAACGGTTCTTTCGGTGTTGGTCTCTGGGGTGTGACGCCTGAGGAACTTGAATACAGACAGTTCATTCAGAAAGAGAACCGTTCTTTCGTAACCCTTTCCATGTGGGCTACACCAGACCCGGTTGCAGTATGGACAAAAGCATCCGGTATGTTCGTTCCTGTTGCACCAAAAGCAAACGGTGGTATCGTGATCGGTACCAAGGCGGGGGAATAACCGGGCATAGTCTCGATGAAAACAGCCAATCACCATCTGTAGCAAGTGTTTATGATGAATCAACACATAAGTATACAGAAAGCGAGTTGTCTAATATGACTGTATCTCAGTTAAGACAACTTGCAAGTGACAACGGCTATGCCCTGACAGCAACTAATAAGGCTGGAATAATATCAGAGATTTTATCTCAGCAAAGGTAGGTGACTTAAATGGACGAACAGCTTATAGAGGACTTGACAAATTATCTTGAAGATGATGAAGAAACTGCGAGGATGATTCCTCTTTCAGCAAAGAGGGCTATTCGTTCATTTAAGAAGAAAAGGAATTATCCTTCATCTTACAGTGATGAGAAAATAAATTCCGATATGGAGAAATGCTATGACTGCATATTTGATTTGGCTCTTTTCTTCCTAGTGAAACAGGGAGCTGAATTCCAAGGATCACATTCCGAATCTTCTGTAAATAGAAGTTGGAATTCCGAAACTGAAATATATGTAAATCATGGTGTTTTTCCATTTATCGGATTCTAAGATGGTGTGTGCGTGATACGTCAATCCTCCCACGTATTGCAGGGGTGCTTCAAGCTAGGTGGGTAGAAGCAATATCTTAAAAAATGGGAGTGATGGAAAGGAATAGCGATGGGATGTGAACACGAGTGTATCAACGAACACCGCTTGAAAGAATTGGAAAGTGCCGTCCATGAGATGAAAGAAAAGCATTCCAAAAGGGATGAAGGCTTTTTTAATCGTATCAATGCGCTGGAACAGAAAATTGCTTTATACAACAATGACCTGGGACACATTAAGGATACAGTTGACGAAATGAACGACAATTTAAAATCACTCATGGAAAAACCAGGAAAGTTACAGGACAAAATAATTGCTTATGTCATAACTGGCATAATTGGTATTGTTTTAGGCTTTGCCCTAAAAGGCATTTTCCCGGTGTAAATATTGATTCCACTAACAGGGAGGACAGTGGAATGGATGATTATAAAGACTTTTCAGAAGATGAAAGAATCTTCTATTTGCGTGAAGCTGGATTTGATTCCAGAGAAAAGGAGTTATTCCGATTGCGTGTTTATGAAGAAAAAACGCTTGCAGAAGCTTCAGAAATCATGGGATACAGCACAAGAACCGTAGACCGCATAAACAGAAAATTAAAGAAGAAAATTATGAAAGTTGCCCCGATGTATTGTCGGGGCTTTTCTTTGTATTAATAGAAAATGGCGTATTTATGGCGTTATCATGGCGTGTTAATCAACCTCTTATTATTGTAAAATATAGTTATAAAAACAAGGGAGGTTTGAGATATGCAGTATGGTAATCCGTATTTTGCACAACCATTTCAACAAATACAACCGTATCAAGATAGATTAGCGCAATTACAGAATAGTTATCAGCAGGCAATGCCATACGGACAGGCACAAATTCAACAACCAATGCCACAAGTACCACAAATTCCCATGTTACAAGGGCAGATGGTAGATGGCATTGATACTGTAAAGGCAAAAGATGTAGATATGTCTGGAAACCCTGTCTATTATCCAAAAACAGATGGAACAGAAATATATAGAAAACAATTACAGGCAGATGGAAGAAGTAGAATTTTTGTTTATCGACTTATAAATCCGGAAGAACAACAGCAACCAAAGGCAGAAGAAAAACCGATTGACATAGAAGCTATGTTTAATCAGCTTCGGAACGATGTTTGTTCTGAGATTTCCGAAATAAAGAGTATGTTCCCGACACAAATGTCGGGAACACCGGAACCCAAGCAGAATGGAGGTAAACAGAGATGATGAATCCAATGCAACTTATGCAGATGATACGTGGTGGAGGGAATCCTCAACAAGCCATAATCAATATGATGAAACAACAGTCTGGAAATAATCCTGTAATTGACAATGCAATTAACATGATGGAAAAAGGTGATAATGCAGGAATTGAAAAACTTGCAAGAAATCTTTGTAAAGAAAGAAATATTAATCCAGACGATATACTGTCGCAGGTTAAGAACCAGTTTGGAATAAAATAAATTCGCTACAATAATTAAAAGAGCCGCGGTCTTTTGATTTTGTATAAATTACAAAAATCAATAAGGAGGTAATCGCTATGATGAATGGTGGATTATCAGCAAGCGATGTCGCTGTATTAAGCGGCTCTAATAACCGTGCAGATGAAGGCTATGGTTTTGGCGGTGGCTGGGCATGGTGGATTATAATATTGCTTATCTTTGGCTGGGGCGGTTTCGGCGGCTTTGGTGGCTGGGGTGGCAATGGTACAAATGGTTCCGGCTTCCAAGGATGGGCTACCCGTTCAGATATTAATGAGGAATTCGCCCTTAATGATATTCAGAATGGTATCAGAGGTATTCAGCAGGGTATCTGTGACAGCACATATTCTCTTAACAATACCATGCAGAGTGGCTTTAATGGTATGAATGTCGGAATGCTTCAAGGCTTCAACGGCGTTCAGCAGGCAATCAATGCTGATACTGTAGCCGGTATGCAGAATACCAATGCATTACAGTCTCAGTTAGCAAACTGTTGCTGCGAAACAAGAGAAGCCATCCAGGGTATCAACTACAACCTTGCTACCAACACTTGTGCTCTCCAGAACACAATGAACAACAACACCAGAGATCTTCTGGAAAACCAGAACAGCAACACAAGAGCAATCCTTGACTTCCTGACTAACGATAAGATTGCAACATTACAGGCAGAGAACTCTGATCTGAAACGTGCTGCATCCCAGGATCGCCAGTCTGCATTGCTTACAACAGAGATGTACGCACAGGCTCAGAGATTAATCAATGCAATCAACCCGGCTCCGATTCCTGCATTCCAGGTTCCAGCTCCATATGCATACGCAGGATGTAATACATATGGTAACGGTTGTTGCTAAGTAACTCGCCCTTAGAGGTTGACTAATTCTAAGAGGTGGGTTACGGCTCACCTCTTATTTTGATTGAGAGGTAGAAATATGAGTTGTAAAAATGTTTGTAAGCTCTGCAACCGTCTTGTAATAAGTCAAGCTGTTGCGTTTACAGGAGGTAATCTTGTAATCACACTCCCAGCAGGCAGTTACAACAATGGAGAGAAATATTGTATTGTTGTTGCACAAAGTATACCAGAAGCCACTACAATTACTGCTCCGGTAATGATTCAGATAGGAACAGGAACAACTTTGTATCCGCTAGAAAATCGTTGCTGTGCACAGATTACGGCTTGTGGGATAAGAACCAGAACGAAGTACGCAACCAGAGTAGCTACAAGTGCAACTGGCGGAGTATTCAAGATGTTAGGAAATCCGGCTTGTAGTCCGAGCAACAATTTGAAAGCAATTAATGGTACAGCCCCAACGACAGAAGCACCTGTTACGCAGGCTGTTAGAAAGGGGGCACTGTAATGCATAAAGTTGCAATGGAAATGGGAAAATGGGCTATGGAAAAAGCCAAGGCACATGGCTTCGATAATCTCAGTCCTCAAGATTGGGACGATCTGAAAGACTGCATGGAATCCGTAAAGTGCGCGATTTGTGCAGATAAAGATTACAGAATCGTAGAAGCTATGGACGAATGCGAACAGGAAGAAAAGTATCTTGGACGCATGGGATATGACCGTTACCGCTATTCAAATGGGCGTTTCGCTCCAAAAGGTAGGGGAACCAGAAAAGGCTATAGACCGTATCTGTATATGCAGGATGATGACTGGATGGATGAGTATTTAAACAATCCAGAATTTGAGCACAATATGTACCGCATGGGATATCATCCAGACCGTAGTGATATGGAAATGGATGACATGAATCGGAAGAAATCCAGATATGGAGAATCTTACGATAGATACGATGAAAACCGTAGACACTATCATGATTCCAAAGACGCTGAATCAAAGAGAAAAATGGATGATTCCATGAAAGAATACACTTCCGATATTATCCGTAATCTTACGGAAATGTGGTCTGATGCAGATGCAACACTCAGACAGCAGATGAAAACTGACCTGAGCCGTTTGGTTCAGCAGATGACATGATTAAATTATTGATTAAGCCCTTGTTGCAGTAGTGCGGCAGGGGCTTTTTAGTTGAGAAAAGGATGGTGATAAGCCATGCTAAGACAATTTTACATGAACGGTGACCTATGGAGAGTACAGTTCGTATTCCCACACGATAACGTGTTAATTGACCGCACTGGAAATAGAACACTTGCTGTATCTGATTATTCTACTGGTGTTATTTCGATTGCAAATAACCTACATGGAGAACTTATGAACCGTGTATTTATCCACGAATTAGGGCATTGTGTGATGTTCAGCTACGGTCTATTACCAGAACTTCACCGTATGGTTAAGAAACGATACTGGGTGGATGCAGAGGAATTTGTATGCAATATTCTGGCAGACTACAGCCATTTCGTGATTGGCACGGCCAGAGATATTTTGGGAAACAAATTTACATACGTTTCCCCTGTTGGAATGGAAAGGATGACTGCATGAGAGTATTAAGATTTATTGTAAATAATCAAAGAATTTATCCAGATCCGAAGTGTGATTTCTCTGGACTGGTAAAGGGCACGACTGGATATCTTAAAGCATTGTTTATCTTTTCACCAGAGTGGAACGGATGTAAAACAGCTGCTTCATTTTGGAGAATGGAAAGAGAATACCCAGTAATACTGAAAAACAATCAATGTGAAATTCCGCCAGAAGCCCTTACTTGGGATTATTTTTCTGTATCTGTCACCGGAGTGAAAGATAAAGGAAAATACATTATAACTACTGGTAAAACCAAAGTATCACAGAGGGGGTAGAACATGGCAACAGCACTTGATTTACTTATGAGCGCAAAAGAAGATGTTAATTTGCTTTCTGAAGAATCCGATATATGCACAATTGATGCTAAGACAAGGATTATTTTCGTGCCCTCTACAATCGTAGTTGGTGGGGTGCAATCTGACAAGAATGCAGAACGTATTAAATTTTCATGTCCCAAAATTGTAGGAGATAATCTTGATTTATCCAAATTTTCAGTCAGAATTAACTTTGAAAACGTAAGCAGTGTGGATTTTAATGTTTCTATCAAAGACCAATACATTTGCGATGATGTAGCTGTAGATGGCGAAAATGTAACTTTTTCTTGGTTGATTGGAAGAAATGCAGCAAGGTATATGGGAACGGTACGTTTTATTGTTTGCGCTGTTAAAACGGATTCCGATTCAAATATTAGTGTTGAATGGAATACCACAATAGCGGAAGTACCAGTGCTAGAGGGTATCGAGATTGATCAACCACAGATAGGACAGGAAGAAAAAGATGTTATAAATCAGCTTTTGGAGCTTACTAAAAACACATCTGCGGAAGCTATTCAAAATGTAAATTCCGCAAAAGAACAAGCTATTAAGGACATCCAGAGTGTATCACAGCCAGACACTACATTGACTATAGAAGGCGGGCTTGCAGAAGCAAAAGCAACGGGAGAAGCTATTGGTTCACTAAAGGAAGATATAGGTGAATTAGAAATCGGGACAAAAAATATTTTTAACTCAAGAGAATTATTAAATGCAACTGGGTGGACAAGAAATGGAAATTCTTATACTGGAACAGCTGGGAATTTAGGAAAGGCATACAAAGAAAACAATTATCCCATTTCCTTTGAGCCTAATACAAAATACACAATAAGTTTAAAAGCATTAACAAATGGTTCAGCTTCAACAGATGGTATTGGTATTCAATTTGAATTTTATTATACTGATGGAACGAAAAGTGTACTGGAACTTCTTAACAATACTTTGACTGAAACAAGTTATGTTCTTGGTACTAATCCTCAGAAATCTATATCATATATGCGTATTAGACATTCATCTGGTGGAAATAATACATGGGTATTATCTGAAATCCAAATTGAAAAAGGCAATAAAACAAATTATGTAAATCCGTTTACGGCTAACGATATCATTGCAAGAGAAAAAATAGAAATATTAGAATCAAAAACAAATAACCTTAAAGAAAACACAGAAATAAAAACAAACGAAGTAAAGGCAGAAATAGACGATCTTGTAGTTCAGTCTAACAATCTCATAATTGCAGTTGGCATTGATAATGTAAAAAATAAAGGATTCTATGTATCAACAGATGATGGCTATAATACTTTTCCTTTTATTGGCGTAGTAAAAGATAAATTAGTTTGTGTTTATTCGGTTGGTAAAAATCATACAGACAATACTAGTGTCGATATATTTGCCAAAACCAGTCCAAATGGTGTTATTTGGTCAAAAGCAAAAAAAATAATATCTACAGAAAACGTCAGAGACACTATAACAGGACTCGGACATGATAGTCTCGGAATTATTTATTTTTGGAATAGAAAAGGAACGCCAGTAAATGCAGATTGCTCTTTTGATTTATATAAAACTTCTGACGGTATCGTGTTTACGAAAAAAAGTTCTCCTGTTTTTGATATAAAACCGAGTCATATTGGAGATGCGCTTCATATTCCAACAGTAGGTGTCATTAGTTTTTACAACACATATAGAGCAACCAGAAATTCATATGGATATGTGCTTACTAAGGATGGCGGAGAAACATGGAGTCAGATTGAAATTGCAAGTCCAACAACACAGTCCGACACCCCTACTGAAATTTATGGTGTATACATTGGCGATGGTAAAATTATCGCATTAGGAAGGTCAGAAGATAGTGCAGCAATGTTTCAGATACAATCTAATGATTATGGAAAAACATGGGAAACTAAAAAAACAAATATTACAGATGTATATTTGAGTACACCAACACTTATCTATGGCGATGATGGTTATATTACAGTTTACTACTATAATAGAGCAGATGGAAAACTAAAGAAAAGAAGGGCTATTGCTTCTACTGTTTTTGAAAACCCATCAAGTTGGGGAGAACCCTCTAATATAGCAAGTGGTGCAGTAGGTCAGGATGCAGGAAATGCAAATTCTGTAAAATTCAACGGCAATAATATTATTGCATATTACAGCGGTACAGACACGGAAACAAGTGTAATAGATGTAATTAACTAAAGAGGGCTTTAACGGCAGTGCTAATAAAAATGATTTTGTAAACGTAAATACAGGATTATTTTATCTTTCAGATTTTTCATATGGGAAAAAACTATATGTTGGTGAAAATGGTAAAATATCTGAAAATGGCGAAATCCCTATTGCTTTTAGTCTTGGACGTTGCGCAAAATTTATAGATTAAATCAAGAACAAAAGAGGGCTTTATTTAAGTTATATACCTACCAAAACATACCAAAAAGAGAAGAGGATTATACATCCTCTCCACTTTCGCGAAGCCACTCACGCAACGCCTTATCAATCACCCAGGACATAGTTCTCTCCTCTTTCTGGCAGTAGTGCTCCAAATGGGGAAGCAGATCAGCCTTGATTGAAATGGATTGCTTGATGGCTTTTTCGGAAGGATTTTTTCTTGGTCTTGCCATAGTAATCACCTCCTTCCGATATTATAACGCATTTAGGTGTGTTTTGGCACGTTTTATTTAGTTAATTAGTGGTGAAAACCGTTGAAAAATCAAGCTTTTTCGACGAGGGCTTTAGTTAAGCAACCAAATTTAAGAAAGAGAGGAAATATGAGAGGATTAGTCCGTCAAAAGCAAAATGTATATTGGTCACGAATATCAGAAAAAACGCAAGGATTAGACCGTATTAAAGTTTATGAGAAACCAGTTCTATACTCTTTTTCTGTATCATCTACAGCCGGAACACCAGAAGAAATTGCAGCTGGAATAGTGCCAGATTATGACAGATACATTACAAGCTTTAATCGAAATTTCCACCCACAGGAAGCGGACATATTTTGGATAGATAGAATTCCACAAATAAGCGAGGACGGAAGCCTTATTTTGAACAAAGATGAAGAGCCCACAGTATTGCCAGACTACACACTAAAGAAGATTTTAGACACACAAAAAGGCAATATTGCCAGATACGGAATTTCTAAAAGAGGAAACGAAGATGGGTAAGACAATAAAGTGTACCTTATCACAGAAATCAATCCAAAAAGCTATTGATGAAATAAAAAATTATCAAAAATCTTTAAGGAACAAAAATGAAATTTTCATAAAAAGATTATGTGAATTAGGGATTCCAGTTATTGACCAAAATATTTTGGCAGCACAAGGCGATTCTGATAAGAACCACAATACTTACATCAAAATTAACAGTTTTGGAAACTATGCAGAAGCCCACTTAATATGCGAAGGCAAAAGCATTTTATTCATTGAATTCGGCGCTGGTATTTACCACAATGGTGCAGCCGGTTCTAGCCCACATCCAAAAGGAGAAGAATTTGGTTATACAATCGGTTCTTACGGACAAGGAAAAGGAAAAAACGATTCCTGGGTATATATTTCTGATTCCGGCGAATGGATACGTTCTTACGGTACAGAAGCTACAATGCCAATGTATAAGGCAAGCGTAGAAATCATTCAGAATATCCGCAAAATTGCCAAAGAGGTATTCTATTCCTAAAGAAGATACCATAATATACTGAATGATACCAATTAATTATGGTATCATTACAGTGTTAAATTGTAGTATAACATGCAATGCATTCACTATAAAGGTGAGTGCATTTTTTTATTGTGAGGTGACAGATATGCCGGACACAATAGAATCCCCTGTACTGGAAGTTTTTTCAAAATGGGGAGCGGCTGTTTCTAAGATTACTGGCGCAGACAATTATTCCATGGACGGAAGTGAAACAAATGCTTCTGGTAAAAAGGCATATGCACAGCTTTATATGCTTGGAAATCCAATTACGAGAGGTGACCTTGAAGGGGATGAATGTGCAACAATGCCATCATTTCAAGTAAATTGCTTCACCTCTGGTAGCAAAGCATTAACCAGATTGTATGAATTGGACAAGATAAGTCACAAAGCTATGGTGAGCATGGGATTCCACCGCACATACGGACCGGAGCCTATGTTTTTTGGTGACAGTGGAATCAAAAAGCTTGTAAGCCGATACAGCCGAATATATACAGGAACTTTATTAGATTAGGAGCAGAAATGCTTCTATTTTTTTATTCAAAAATATGAAAGGAGAATGTCGAATGAAAGCAGACAAATTACTTTGGCTGAAAGCAGCAGGAATTAGAGCCGTAAAAACAGTCGCACAAACAGCAATAGCAACCATTGGAACCGCAACTGTAATCGGCAGTGTCGACTGGAAAATGGTTTTATCCGCATCTTTACTTTCCGGCTTTTTATCACTGCTTACATCTGTAGCAGGATTACCAGAACTGAAAACAGACAAAGAAGAGTAGAAAGGCGGTGATCCGCTATCTCCCGGCACAGGGTTACGTGCATAAAACTTGAATTAAAGAAAGGAGCCTATCAAAATGGCAGATTTAACAACACTTGGCGTAACTTTTCATTACGGTGTTGAAACCGCTAAAGGAACAAAGCCAACTGCATTCACATGGTTAAAAAGATGTAGTTCCATCGGTGGAATTTCTCTTGACACAGAGCAGATTGACGTATCCGCACTCGAAGACTTCATTACACAGTATGCGTCCGGTAGACAGGATACTGGTGGTACTTGGGATGTAACCTTCAATCTTAACGCTGATGTTATCACGGCACTAAAGAAGCTTATGACTGATGCGGCAACAGGAAAGTCAAAAGGATTTAGAGTTTGGTTTGAAGTTGTATTTCCAGACCTCGCTGATGCATTCTTTGTTATCGCAGACCCTGGAAAAAATATTCCATTGTCTGATATTGGACAGAATGAAGCAGCAACAATTCCGCTGTCCCTCATTATTCAAGAGTATAAAGGCCTTGATACAAAAGTTGTTTCTGACGAACTTACGCAGGCTTTAGATACCGCAAAAGCAGTAGCAGATTCCACAGGTGCAATGACACTTAACTAAAAAACATGTCGGGAGGATTATAAAATGGTAACTTTTAATGTACACGGAAAAGAGTATAAGGTTGTATTTGGATATGGACTTCTTACAAAAACAGATGTGCTGGACAAGGTACAGGGAATTACAGACGGAAAAGAGAGAAGCCTTCAGAAGATGATTTCTCTTCTTCCGGAACTGCTTCTTGCCGGACTTCAAAAGAAGCACAAGGATGAGTTTGGGTATGAAAGTGATTCTGAAAAAAAAGCTGTTCTTGATAAAGTCTGTGACCTTTTGGATGATTACGAAGATGAAGGAACCGAGGAAAATCCTAAAAGCGGATTTGATTTATACCAACTTCTTGATAAAGAATTGGAGAAAAATGGTTTTTTATCCGGTCTGCTGAATGCAGTAGCAGAAGCACAGGCAGTAGAGAAGAATGCAACGAAGCTCCCACAGGATCACAAAAAGAAAAATTAACTTTTCGAGAAGTTGTTTACCAAGAGATTCTTCCTTTATACCTCTCTATCGGTGTATCTAAAGAAGAATTTATGGATTCTACTCCGGCTGAGTTAAAACCTTATCTCGAAGCTGAAAAGATACGGCAAAAGAGAAAAGACACTGAGCTTTGGCAAGCGGGCATTTATGAAACATCAGCCACATTCACAGCTGTTGCAAATGCTTTAATGGGAAAAAAATCCAAGGCAGAGTATTTGAAGAAACCTTTGCTCGAATCAGCAGAGGAAGAAAAGCGTAAACAGGAAGGTATATTTTCCGAAGAAGAAAAGAAAAAACAGAGAAACGCGCTTTTGGCAAGCTTGCAACTCATGCAGGCGAACTTTGAACTTAACCATGAAAAGGGCAGGCAGGATTAACACTCTTGTCTGCCCTTTATTTTTTTGTAAAAAAGGAGGGACAAATAAAATGGCTGACAATACCATTGATACCCTTGATATACAAATTAGCAGTAGTACAGAAAAAGCAGTACGCGCGCTGACTAATCTTTCAAACAAACTCACAGAAGTTAATTCCGCATTAAGCGGAGTTAATACAAATGGGCTACGTAGTTGTGTAAGGGAACTTGGAAAACTAAAAGAACTTGATATAGGGAAAATGACAAGCATTGCTGATGGAATTGGAAAATTCTCAAATTCCATAAAGACAATGGGTGAAGTAGATTATAAAGGTTCTGGACTGAATGCAGTTATCAACTCAATCAACAGACTTAGCCAGGTTGATGCTAGTGGATTTGATTCTGGAAAACTTGGAGAAATAATCCATCAATTAAGCAATTTGACAGAGATTCCAGATGTATCTACCAGTGTTAATCGTTTTGTCAATTCAATGGCTAGATTAGCCAATTCCGGTGAATATATTGCGAATGTATCCGCTGAATTACCTGCATTGGGAAGCAGTTTAAGAATTATCACAGAAAGCTTTATTGGTGTTGATGGAATTTCGGATTCTGCAAATAGATTTGTACAATCCATTTCACAATTGGCAAGTGCTGGTGGTAAAATTGCTCAATCTTCTGGACAACTTGGGACATTAGCAAATGAAGTATTGTCGTTCTTCAATGTAATGAAATCAGCACCAAAAATTAGTGAAAATACAATAAGAATGACAGAAGCTTTGGCACAGTTAGCTACTGCAAGTGGAAAAATAAATAAAGCCACAAATTCTCTTTCGAATTCTTTTTCGAGATTATCAAATTCCACAAATGGACTTGGAAATGCTGGAAGAAGGTTATCCTCCATAATTGGAGCTGCAAGTTCTGCTTTAACTGGATTTGGAAATAATGCAAATGCAACTTCAAAAAAAGTTGGTTCATTAACTTCACAGTTTGCTGGATTATATGCGAAATTCTTCACAGTAACAAGGGGGATTAAAGCACTTTGGAATTCTGTAGAATCTGCGTCTGATTACGTAGAAACTTTGAATTATTTTAACTCTGCGTTCGATCAAGTTACTGACGGATTAGATATCAGCAAGTGGCAGGATGCAGGAGTAAAATCCGCTGAGGAATATGTTGGTTCTTTTGAAAAACGTGCAAAAGAACTAACAAAGAAAATGACTGGATTTGAAGTGTCTGATTCTGGAGATTTGGCCAGAACTAAATCTGCTAGCCTTGGACTTGATCCAAAACAAACGATGAACTATCAAGCTACTTATGCACAGATGGCGTCATCAATGGGGGCAACAGCAGATGCATCAACTAAGGTTTCACAAGTTTTAACAGAAATTGGAGCTGACCTTGCATCTGTAAAAAATCTTGAGTTCGATGATGTTTGGAACGATATGGCATCCGGCATAACCGGAATGAGCAGGGCGCTTGATAAATACGGTATTAATATTCGTGTAGCAAATTTACAACAGGAACTTTATAACCTTGGAATTGACGCTACTGTATCAAGTCTAAGTCAATCAGATAAAGCTATATTAAGAACAATTACAATATTAAACAGTTCTAAATACGCATGGGGCGACCTTGCAAATACTATTAATCAACCGGCAAACCAACTTAGATTACTGCAATCTAACTTCGCCGCACTTTCAAGGACAATAGGCTCGTTATTCATTCCGATTATCTCAAAGGTTCTTCCATATATGAATGCCTTTGTTATTGCAATTCAGAGAGCTTTTTCGTGGATTGGAAGACTTTTGGGTATCAAAATGTCCGATTATGTTGCTTCCACAGGAAGTGCCGCAGTTGATATGGGAAGTATTGCAGATAGTACAGAAGATGCAGCTTCCGGGCTTGACAAAACAAATGACAATGCGAAGAAATTACAAAAAACTCTTTCTGTGCTTTCATTTGATGAATTAAATCAATTAAATGATGCAAAAGTTAGCAATTCTTCCGGCTCTTCCGGAAGTGGAGGCGGTGCGAGTGCACACCTTCCAGAACTGGATGCTGCATTAGATAAAGCCCTGTCAGAGTATCAAGCTGCATGGGATAAAGCTTTTGAAGAAATGAATAATAAGGCAAATGATACCGCTGATCAGATTGTAGCTGTATTTAAAAAAATTCGTAAAGCGGCTAAACCAACAACTGCATCAATCAAGAAACTTTATGATGAAGGTCTTAGCAAACTTGGAAACTTCTCTATTACAGCTCTGAAAGATTTGTGGAATAATTATCTGAAACCAATTGGATTATGGATGTTATCTGACAATTCCGGGCTTCCTCGATTCTTTAATATTACGAATGATTTACTAAATAAAATCAATTGGGGTAAACTGAATAGCTCGCTTTCCGGTTTCTTTACAATGCTTCAAAAGCCAACAAAATTTGTTTGGACTGGTCTCATGGATTTCTATGAGAAGTTTCTCGTACCAGTAGGAGCCTGGACAATGAATAACGCAATCCCGGAGCTTGTTGACGCATTGACAAATTTCGGAAACAACATTAACTGGAACGAACTCAATTCGGCATTGAAGAACTTCTGGGATGCTCTTTCGCCATTTGCTCAAAATGTAGGGCAAGGAATTGTAGATTTCTTTAAAGACTTGCTCGATGTTGGAGAAAATTTTATTAACACAACACTTCCTGGAGGATTAAACTCTATTGCTGATGCTATAAAGAATATCAGCCCGGAAACCGCACAAGCAATTGGAAAAGGACTTGGACAGATTTCTGTTGCAATACTTGGTTTTAAGGGACTTTCCTTTATTGGTGGAATTATCGGAAAAGATAGCCCATTAGGAAAAGGACTTGCCGCATTATCCAAACACCCATATCTTGCTATGGCTGGAGGTATCGCAGGAATCGTACTTGCGCTTGACAATTTTGGAGTTATTGATGTTGACTGGGAGTGGATTTGGAGTAGTGTTGACAGGGTTAAATCAGCTCTTCAGAGCTTTATAGATAATGTTGATTGGGAAGCTCTCGGCACGGCTCTTGGGAATCTCTGGGATGCGTTTCAGCCTTTCACAGAGGGATTTGCAGATGCGCTAATCACCGGGCTTGAAGGAATAATTAATATTGGAGCGGACTTAATTAACGGTATTGCAAATGCAATTAATTGGCTGGCTGAAAAATTAAGTGGAGTTGATCCAGAATTTATAAAACAAGTTGGTGCTGCATTCGGAACATTGTTTGCAATCAAAATAGCCAAGGATATTGCTACCAAAATCTTTTCCTTTGCAAATGTAATTGGTTCATTAGCTTCAAAACTTTTAAATTTCCCACTTGATACCGCATCTTCTCTTCCTACTATCATCGGTGATATTGGTGGAGCAGCAAAAACGGCGTCTGCTGGTGGATTATCCTCATTTTCTTCATCGCTTGGAACTATATTTGGAACAGCCGGGATTGTAGTTGTCGCAACGGCATTATCTGTTAAACTCGCTAGAGGAATTGCAAGTATTACAGAAGCTGCGCAAGGTGGAAATGGAATTTTAACACAGACAGGCGGCTATCTCCATGATTACACTGGTGCAATGGAGAGTGCGCACAAAATAACACAAGACCAAGCCGAAGAACTGTGGAAGCTGATTGAAACGGATGAGAGTGCCGGAAAAACAAATTCTGAAATGTACGATAGTTTTATTCAAAAACTTGGTGAATTTGGCGTATCTACTAAAGACGCAAAAACGATTCTCGAACAATACGGTGCGCAAGCAGGTGTATCATCTGGATTCTTGGAAGATATGACGAATAAAGCTGCAGCTCTTGGAGAAGGCATATCTGAATCGGCTGGAAAATTTGACACAACCAAAATCAGCATATCTGATTTGAAAGACGAACTTTATCTTTTAAGTCTTAGCTCTGATCAATTTAGTGGAGACTACCTAACTGCTAAAGATGCTCTTGACAGTGCAATATCTGGAAGAACATATGCTAATACAGAAGAAGCACTAGACGCAGTTTATACGTCATTAAAAAATGCTGGCGTTCCGTTGGATGAGCTGAACGAAAAACTCGGAAAAGATTTTCCAGATGCGGTTATCACGATGAAAACTACTTCAAAAAATTCTTTTAATGGAATGTCAGAGAATGCAAAAACTGCTATGGGTAGTGTTTCTTCAGCAGTGGCAACTGCTACACAATCTGTGTCTTCAAAATCTAAGACTGGTTTTGGAATAGCCAGTGCAGCTGTAAGCACGGCAATGGCTGGAATGAAAAAAAGCACAGAAAGCACAATGCCTTCCATTTGGTCGAAGATAAAGAACACGAATGATGATGTTGAAACCAACTCTAAAACCAATTGGGAAAATTCTGCAAGTGCTGTATCGACAGCCCTCGGAACCATGGACACCGATACAAAAGATGTAATGGGTAAAGTTATGACAACCATTCAAAGTTATTGGTCTTCCGTTCTGATCAATACAAACCAGATTTGGGAAAAAGCTTCTGGTAAAGTTGACACGGAAACTGGGAAAATGAAAACCTACACAGAATCTAATTTGTCTGGGATTTCGGATAAAATTAAAAGGCTATTTAATGTTAATCTTACATCAATTGGTCGGGAAACTGCTCAATCATTCGCTGATGGCATGAAACAAGTACATTTACCGACTCTGACTTATTATATTTCAGAGTGGAGAAAACATGATCTTGGCGGTGGAAGAACTAGTTCTACACCAGTTTACAAGCCTAATTGGTACGCCAAAGGTGGCCTTTTCAATGGTGCACAGGTAATTGGTATCGGTGAAGCCGGTTCCGAAGCCGTTCTTCCACTGGAAAATCCACGAACCATGAAGAAGATTGCAGACAGCATTGTTTCCAGTTCTGACGGAAGCATGGGACTTACAAAAGAAGAAATGACAAAAGCAGTAGCCCAGGGAGTTGCAATGGCAATGAGCATGAACAGCGGAAATAACAATCCGCAGTATATCATGAACAGCATTATTCTGGACGGAAGCGAGATTGCAAAGGCTGTAACAAAAGCCCAGAATGATACGGATAGCCGTTTCAAACCGTCCCCGGCATATTGATTTTTGACTGATTGTGTGGTATAATTTTCTCAATGAAGAAGTACACACGGTCTTGATTTTTGAGCCGCTAAGAAGAAATTAATATTTCTCAATTTTGAGGAATTTTTATCTTACTTGGCGGCTCTTTTTTATTTTATCCTGCCTACATATGCAGTTGCCAAAAGAAAGGAGACACATGGAATTAGTAACAGTTAAAAACAATCAAATTTTTACAGATAGTAAAATAATATCTGATGGAGTTGGGATAAAACATCATTCCATACAACAGTTAATTGCGAAATATGAAAATGATATATCTGAGTTTGGACAGCTCGCATTTGAAATGAGACCTGTAAAATATTCCAGAGGAACTAATTTTGAAAAAATATATTTTCTAAATGAAGAACAGGCTACTTTTATCATTACATTAATGAGAAATAATAAAACGGTTGTCGCATTCAAAAAAGAACTTGTTAGACAGTTTTATTTAATGCGTCAGTTTATTTTTGAACGACAAAGTAAAAATTGGATTCAAACCAGAGAACAAGGAAAGTTCACCAGAAAAGCCGAAACGGATGTTTTGAAAAGTCTTGTTGAATACGCAAAATTACAAGGTTCTGAACATTCCGACAAAATGTATATTACATATACAAAATTAGCAAATAAAATATGCGGAGTTTCTGGAAGAGATAACGCAACCGCACAACAGTTAAGTAACCTTACTGTTGCGGAAAATATTATTCTTCATTGTATACAGGCTGGTATTGACGAAAACAAGCATTACAAAGACATTTACAAGGACTGCAAAAAGCGTCTGGAAATGTTCAAGGATATTGCTTATTTGGAAGTAGCTTAAATTCTAGGAGGAATATCATGTCATATAAAAATTACATCTTAATCCAAAAGCATTTATTCCGCAGTGAATACATTTTTGCAGATACAGAAGAGTATCTGGCAGACCAACTTTTTAAGAATGAGAAAATTAGAGTGAATTTCGGAAAAGAATTTGGACATACAGAAGAGAAGTATCTTCTAATTTCCTGTAAAATCTGGAATAAAGACCAAGGCAAGTTTTTTAGAGCCATGGAAAAACTGAGGAATAAAATGCCACTGGTCGGGAAAACCGACTATGAGGAATTTTGCAAGGAAACATTCAAAATGTTTGATTAATTAATTTCGGTAAAACCAGTGGGCTAGGTTGGCCGCCGAAAAGCGTAAACCGTAATACGCCTGTCCACTGTTTTATAATTACGGATTCTGGCGGTTCATGGTACGCCAACAACCAATACGGAGGTTATCTATATGAACAAAGAATTTATCAAAAATGTAGTCTTTTCTGATATCCGAAAAAATGACAATTTAATAAAACGTGGAGATCTTATCGACTTTGAACTTACAAAAATTCTGATGAATGCAAAAACAACAGAAATCACTAATGCATTTTATAGATATGATAACTTAACTCCCACAGATAAGGTTTTATATGAATATCAAATAAAATGTCCTATTTGTGGGAAAATATATACTCGGATGATTTCTAAAACTAGAATTTTAAATATGATTAAATGTATCAATAATAAAGACACTAATAACGAGTATTTCAGATGCGAAGAATGTGAGACAGAATATCAGAAGCAAATAAAGATCAAACAATCAATATCTCATGAAAAATGGGAAAAAGAAAGAAAAGAGGAACTTGCAAATCTTACTCTCAGATACAAGGAGTATTTAAATCCTAAAGCTTGCTTTAGAGATGGAGTATCTGCAAAAGACAAAATTAACTATATCATGTATCAAAAATATGGAACTAACCCAGATCAAGACGAAATATACAAAGAGATTAACAACATGGATTATAACGATTTTTTACATACACCGTATTGGGATGGAGTTAGAAATTATAAGTTAAAAAGTGCAAATTACCGTTGCCAGCTATGCGGAAAGAGTGGAAAACTTAATGTCCACCATAAAACATATGAAAATCACGGACGAGAACATATGAGATCAGTTGCAGATAACGATCTCATAGTGTTATGCGAAAATTGCCATAGAAAATTTCACGATAAATTAGACAGAGCGGCAGGTGAATAAGATGGAGAAAATTAAAAAAGTAGTTTTGCGTGAAGATTTGCTTGCTATTACAGGTGATTTTCGCAAAGCAATCATATTAAACCAATTTATTTATTGGTCTGAAAGAGTTTCCGATGCAGATAAATTTATTGAAAAAGAAAATGAAATCGCACGAAAAACTGGAGAAGAAGAAAAGGAATTATTTTATGGCTGGATATACAAAACAGCAGAAGAATTATCCAATGAAATCATGCTTGGCTTGTCTGTAAGCCAAGTAAGACGGTATATCAATGAACTGGTTAATATGGGCTTTATTTCAAAAAGAAATAACCCAAAATACAAATGGGACAGAACTTTACAATATCGTGTTAGCCTTGTAAATATAGCAAAAGCACTTAAAGAAAAAGGTTATCCTTTAAGCGATTACAAAATTAATTTGCCAGATGATTTTTCCAATGCGCGTGAGTGCGCAATGAATGAAGCGCCCATGAACGATCAATACGATTCAAACCGTCAAACAATACCAGAAACTACAAACAGAGATTATATTTCAGATATTAATGATAAACCAGATACTACATCTCCTACAGAGTTAAAAGAAAAAGAGAAAAATGCATACCACTCTAACGAGTGGTTCAATTCTCAACATATCAAAAATATGTTGACCGAGGAGAACATCCAGTATACTCCAATAGACCGTAAATCTTTTAATTGGTCTGCATTCAAGAACCAGGTTGCAGTGCGTATTGAAGAATTGGGATATACGACAAGCCCATATACAACTAACCGCTTCCTGGTAGTATCGAAGTATTTCTTCAAGAGATACGAAGAACGAACCAGGAAGCCACACATAAAAATCAATCAAGACGCTTTGGACAATATCCTGGACAAGTTTGGATTCGGGCCAAATCCAGATTACTTCCAGAATGTTGAAATTGAAACATACATGAAAGTGATTGATGAATATTTCGGCACTTCATTCAGTCAGTATACGGATCACCATTATTCGCATTTCATGTCTGGCTACATACGGAAAAATTTGTTAATGAAAGTTGAGGACAGGGAGGACACACTATGATATTTTGGTTATCAGTAATCATTTTTACAGTCGGCGTTGTTATTCTGATTGCAAATAGAATAGGCGAATCTTTAAGCTACAAATATGAGTATTCAAACACAAGTGAATTTATACTAATCTTCGGTGCTGCAGTTGCCTTTATCGGTGCAGTATGGCTTTTGATTGCTGGATTGCCTTTAGTAACAAGCCAGACTACAATTACTGCCACTAAACAGGCTAATGTCGAAAAATACAAGGCTCTTACCTACAAGTTAGAAAGTGAAGCTTGCCGAGATCAATTCGGACTTCTAAACAAAGAAATTATTGACGAAGTGCAGGATTGGAATACAGACATCACCTACTACAAGTCTATGGAGGATAACTTCTGGATGGGAATCTATTACCCAGATGTGTACGGTGATCTGGGAACGATTGATTATGAGACATATGAGGGTAATTAATTGACATGATAAAATAACCAAATACGTTTCAAAACCTCTTGCCAGATAAAATATAGGCACAAGCCAAGAAAATTGAATTTTTATCAAAGAAATCAACTAATTGTGGAGAAAGGTAACAATGAAAATGAACAGACCATTATTTGAACCAGGAGATATCGTGCAGCACTTTAAGCGAGAAACTATCGAGAATCCGCGTGACAATGAATACCTGTATGAGATTGTCGGTTTTGCCATGCATACAGAAACAAGGGAAGAGCTGGTGATATATAGAGCCTTGTATGGTGAAAAGAAATTATTTGCCAGACCGAAAAATATGTTTTACAGTGAAGTGGATCACAAAAAATATCCAAATATTAAGCAGAAATATAGGCTCGAGAAATATCATGGAGTGTTGTACGTGTAATGGACTTTAAGCAGACTTACTTTTCCATTTGGCAAGATATATGGAACCTCCACAAGAAGTATGCCTTTATCTCAAAGGACGATATTCCACAGTGGGAAAATCTCACCATGGAAGCAAGCCGGATTCACGATAAATACACTGATTCGGTCGGCGCGAAATTTGCCGAAGCTCTTTTGTTTGCCGTAACTGCGGAAATTGATAGAAAAGCGAAATAGTGCTTTCGGAATGCGTCCCAAAGTGGTACAATATGGGTATCAAATATTGGGAGGTACGTATGTATGAAGAAAGTAAAAAAGTTACTATCAGTTTTGGCAGTCATGCTATTGATTGTCTGTATGGCAGTTCCAGTATCGGCAGAAAAATATTACAATACTGGCTATACTCAATATGGCGATTTTGTAGTCGGGAATGGAAGCCTACAGGAATTTAGCGGAAGAACAGTTGATGGAAACCTGTACGTTGTAAATGGTGGTTCTTATACGTTTTATGGAACCCTTACCGTAAATGGCAACATATATGTTTTTGGAGATTTCTACAACCATGGAACTATTAATGTTAGCGGAACTCTGTTTTGCTTAAATTATTACTACGGAGGAATACTTTTAAACTCTGCAACAAAAACAGAGAATGGTGTTACAACAGGATTTTCTTACGGAAATTTCTGGAATAACGGAAAAATTAATGGAAATTTAAAAGTTGATGCGCAAATAAATAATATTGAACCACCAGCGGTTCACGTTCATACACCTGGCGCAGAGCCTACTTGCACACAAGACCAAGTTTGTACGACTTGCGGAGCTGTCCTAAAGAAAGCAACAGGGCACACCCCAGGAGCATATGCGACATGTACAACGCCACAGAAATGTACTAAGTGTGGAATTATACTAAGAAACGCCAAAGGACATGTACCTGGCGCAGAAGCCACTTGCACAAAAGAACAGACCTGTACGGTTTGTGGTGCAGTATTGTCAAGCAAGACACCACATACACCAGGCCCAAAGGCAACATGTGTTGATGACCAAATTTGCGTAGAATGTGGTGCAGTGATTAAAAATGCATTAGGTCACAGCCCTGGTAAACCTGCAACATGTACTGAATCACAATATTGTACAAGGTGCGGAAAAGTTCTTGCAGAACCAACAGGTCATAATTGGTCCGAATGGAAAGAAGAGAAAGCAGCCACATATTATAGTTCATCTGAAATTGTTAGAAGATGTTCTAAGTGCGGAGTAAAGGAAATGAGGTATGGTGACGCTGTTCGCCCGACCGGAAAAGCAAATTACAAAAATGTAATTCTACAAAAAGGCAAATCAACCAAAGTTGTGAAAATTACGGGCATGGTGAACGGTGATTATTTAAAATCCGTTGTGCCAAAGAATAAAAAACTTGCAAAAGTTACTGCTGTAAATAGGGACGGAAGTTTCACAATAAAAGCATTAAAGAAAACTGGAAAAACTGTCATTACGGCAACTTTAGAAAGCGGCGTTACTGTGGATATTAACTTAACTGTACAGAGTAAGGCTGTCAAAACAAAGAAACTGTCTGTGAATAAAACAACAGTCAATCTTACAAAGGGTGGAACGTTTACAATTAAGGCAACCAAGACACCTTTTAACTCAAAAGACACTATTAAATTTTCTTCTTCCAACAAGAAAGTGGCAACAGTAAGCAACAAAGGGAAAATTATTGCGAAGAAAAATGGAACAGCCTATATCACTGTAAAATCTGGAAGGGTCAGTAAAAAAGTCAAAGTTGTGGTTAAGAACAAAAAGGCTACCACAAATCCAACATCTACGGTATATGAGACTGATCGTTGCAAGGTGAAATATCTTTCTGGTGAGATTTTTGACTACTATGGAACATATTATTTTGAACCAAAATTTGAAGTAACCAACAAAGCAACTGTTTATTTTCAACCGAACGGTGAATTTGAAGTTAAGGCATATCAAGATGGACAAGCAATTTATTTGAACGATTCTTGGGATGATTCAGATAATAGTCCAAGAAGTGATGTTCCAGAAAAAAGCACAAAAAATATAATATATCGTATTGGATTAAACGATATCAAAAGCCCAGTAACTATTAAGATTAGTCAAAATTTTTATTGGGGAGCGCCAACCACTACATTTACAATTCCGATAAAGGGAATGAAAATTGTAGAGTATGATGGAGAGGATTGATAAAACAATTAGGCTAGGGAGAAATCTCTAGCCTTTTTTTATTTGAAAAAAGTTAAAATAATGGTTGACAGGATTGTTGCTACACACTATAATAGGATTGTAGCAACAAAGAAAGAGAGGTGATATAAATGGCTGCTATGAAAATCGGAACAAAATTAACTGACAATCCAAAAGACTATATGTTAAGGACAAGATTAGACAAGAAAACTCTTCAAAAACTGGATGCTGTTGCACTTGAAAAGGCTACTACAAGGTCTGAAATTGTGAGAATTGGGATTGAAATGCAGTATGATAAAATGTTCCAGAGTGATAAAAAATAAGAGATTCCCGACCGACCAAAGTTAAGAATCTCTTAAATGCTTCTGCCACCAAATAGGAGGCTATACAAATTATAACACTGTATACCTCCTGTTTGCAAATAAAAAATTGAAATTTCACAGGAGGATTTTTATATATGAACGAAATCACAATTAACACAGCGAGCCAGACACCTATCGAAATCGCACTTGGCATTGATGAAGAGGGTATGACTACTGCCAGAAAGTTATATGCCTTTTTAGAATTGGATTCTAGCAATTATTCAAGATGGTGCAAGAGCAACATTACAGGAAATGAATTTGCAGAGGAAAACGTTGATTATTGGGCATTCGTCATTAATGACGAATGGGGAGGGCAGGCTACTAAGGACTACAAAATTACTGCTCATTTTGCAAAGAAGTTATCGGTAAAAGGTAATAGCGAAAAAGCAGAAGAAGCTAGAGAATATTTTACTAGACTTGAAGAAAAGGTAAAGCAACAAGTAATTGATTATTCTAAATTGTCCCCCGAACTGCAAATGTTCAATCAGATTTTCCAACAAGTAGCTAAGACCGAACTGGAACAGAAAAAACTTGCGGAACGTGCCGACCAACAAGAGAAGAACATGAAAACCATCATTGACACTTTCAAGGGGACGGATTCCGATGTTGGAACAGAGAAATGGGTAAACAGATGTATTTCAAAGATTGCCGAGAGTGACGATTTCTCTTACTCATTCGGGAATAAATATGCCGCCGCCAGAAACGAAAGCTACCGCAGATTATCGGACAGAGCTGGTTGCCGATTGGATCAGCAACTTAGAAATGCGATTTCCAGAGCCGAGGAAAGAGGATGCACCAAGGCACAGACTAACCAGATTAATAAACTGTCCGTGATTATGCAGAATAAGCGGCTGAAAGAGATTTACGTTAGCGTGATTAAAGAAATGATGATTGCATACAGAGTAGAAATCGCATAATTAGATTTTTACAGAGATACACAGGAGGAAAATAAAATGACAGAAAATATGGATAGAGAAGACACAATGTTCGAAGTAGAGGACACTATTGATAAAATCAAGTTTCTTGTGGATGATTTCATGGAACAGTATGGATTTAACAGCACAGAAGAGATGGACGAAAAGAAAAGCTTTTCCTTTGCATATAACAAGCAATTTATGACAATGAAACTGTTGATTTTGAGCGATTATGCCAATAAAGCAAGACAGAAATTTAAGGCTCTTGAATCTATGGAGCAGAAAGCGTGATCGTATGGCAAACAGAATCCAGTTCAATGACTTTCAGAAAAAGAGCGTGTACGCCAAGTGCAACGGAAAATGTGCGATATGCGGTAAGCCAGTCAAATTTAAGAAAATGACAATCGACCACATTATGCCGTTGTCTCGTGGCGGCACCAATGATATTAAGAATCTGCAACTGGCGTGTAAGCGGTGCAACAGCATGAAGAGCAACATGACAATGGATGATATGATGGGGCAGATTTCCGAGATTTTGAAGTATAACCGCAAACAGAAGTTGATTAGAGCGTTGGGAGGAATTGTGGAATGAATTATAAAGAGGAACTTATTGAGATGGTTGAAAAAATGCACAATATAACTTTTATTGCAATGATTCATGCATTTGCACACACTCTTTTTGAGAAAGAAAAGAATTTTAAATGATACCGAAGTATACTGAATGATACGTTCACCGTATGTTATACTATAAAATCATAATAAGCAATTTTTAAAGCGTTTACCTTTCAGGGTAGGCGCTTTTTTCGTGTGTAAAAATACATGAGGGTTAGCATATGGCAGAAGTATTTCTTAAAGTGGATGGGGTAGCAATGCCCTGTCCTTCTTCTTTCACATGGGGATTACAGGATATATCGGCATCAGAATCTGGCAGAACAGATGATACGACCATGCACAAAAACAGAGTTGGACAGAAACGAAAGCTGTCTGTAGGTTGGAATGGCCCAGACTGGGACACTGCTTGCAAAATTATACAGGCAGTAAATCCAGAGTACATACAGATCACATATCCAGACTTGCTATCTGCGAACAAACACGAAACCAGAACATTTTATGTTGGTGACAGGGAATCACCTTTTAAGTGCTGGTGGGTTGGCAATGAGCGCATGGAAAGACTTAGTTTTGATTTTATCGAGAGGTAAGATATGCGAAATTTATCAACGGAATTTAAAGAACAACAGAATAGTGGGAACCGTAACTATCTGAAATATGCAGATTTTACCTTTACGGACGGAAGTACATTATCCATTACCGACAAAGACTTATGGTCTAATGGCTTCAAATTTGAGGATGCAGTATCACAAAATGGTTCCTTTGATATTGGCGCAGCTATTATAAATAAACTGACTTTGCAAATCAACAACTTTTCTGGAAAGTACACAGATTACATCTGGGACGGAGCAAGAGTTGTTTGCTATATTGGGCTTGAATTATCTACTGGTATTGAAAAAATCCGTATCTGCACCATGACAGTAACAGATGCCCCATACCAGAACACAGCTATTATCAGCCTAACTTGTGAAGATTCCATGCGATTATTTGATCGCGATTATTCAGAAAGTAAACTGACTTATCCGGCAACAAGATTACAAATCATCCAGAATGCTTGCGAGGTGTGCGGAGTAACACTGCAATCAACCAGATTTGATAATGATGACTTGGTAATCCAGAATCGACCAGATGATAGCAGTATTACTTTTCGACAGGTAATTGCATGGGTGGCACAGATGGGCTGTCAGTGGGCGAAATGTGACGAATATGGTCGCTTATGCTTTGGATGGTACGAACGTGAAGTCCCGGATAATTTTTATGATTTGGTGGAAACTCCATGGAAAGATGTAGAAGGTAACGACATATTAGATACCACTGGTGAAAAAATCATTACTATCATGCAGACTGGGATTACAGCAATTCAAACAAACGGATTTACTCCGTGGCTGTATGATCTTGAAATAACAGGTATAAAAGTTACAGAATACGTTGAAAATTCTTCTAAAAATGAAGCAAAAACATATCAGTCGGGAAAATCCGGCTACGTTATCGAAATAAGTGATAATAAGCTAATTCAAGAGGGAACAGGAGAAGCAATCTGCAAGATTATTTCAGACAGATGTGTTGGAATGAAATTCAGACCGTTTTCTACCGGTGCTTTAACAAATATTGCATGGGAAGCTGGTGACACCATTGCGATTTCCGATAGAAACGGAAAACAGTATAAGAGCTACCTAACTTCCGTTGCTTTGAATCCAGGCGCATTTGAGCAACTTGAGTGCAGTGCTAAAAGCGTATCTAGGAATAAGCAAAAGCAGTATACACTAAGCCAACAGGTGCAAGCCGAAAGCAAAAAGAACTTAAAAGATGAACGCACCGCAAGAGAAAAGGCAATTGAAGAATTGTCTCAAAGATTGTCTGAATCTTCCGGTACATATACTACTGTGGAAACACAGCCGGACGGAAGCAACATTTATTATCTTCATAACAAGCCGCAACTATCTGATTCTGACATTGTATGGAAAATGACTGCGGAAGCATGGGCTGTTTCTACAGATGGTGGACAACATTGGAATGGTGGCATGACAGTAGATGGTGATGTAATTGCCAGAATCCTTACTGCTACAGGTATTAATGCTGACTGGATTAATACAGGAACTATTAAAGCAATTGACAAAGACGGAAATACAACTTTCCTGGTTGATGTAACAACAGGAAGAGTTATTATCAATGCAGATTCTATACAAATCAAAGGAAAAGATGTCAATGCAATTGCAAAGGAAAAAGCAGAAACAGAAGTAAATAATTTTATAAGCAATACATACACAACTGATATCAATAATTTACAGTCTCAAATCGACGGACAGATTGAGACTTTTTTTTATGACTATGAACCGACCTTGCAGAATATCCCGGCTTCTGGATGGACTACCAACGAAGAACGAAAGAAACATGAGGGTGACTTATTTTACTGGAAATCCAAGGGATATGCGTACCGTTTTATGCAAGATGGGGCAACTTGGAAATGGCAATTGGTACAAGATACCGATATCACGTTAGCGCTTGCCGCCGCAGAAAAAGCACAGGACACAGCAGATCATAAGCGCAGAGCATTTGTAGTTCAGCCAGAACCGCCTTACGATATTGGGGACTTATGGACACAAGGCGAAACTGGTGACTTGATGAGATGTAGGGTTGCAAGAGCAAGCGGCTCTTATGATTCTTCCGATTGGGAAAAAGCTTCAAAATATACAGATGATAGTTCTTTAAATTTATTTATCAATGGTGTTTTTAAAGATTCTCTTAATTCTTTAAAGACACAGATTGATGGGAAAATTGAAACCTGGTATCAGCCAAACGATCCATCCGTAAAATGGATAAAAACAGAGGAATATCCGTGGTGTGATATTGACGGAAACAAGATTCTGGATGAATCCGGGAATGAAATCGTCTTGGTATGGGAATCAGAAAAAGCAGAGCACGAGGGCGACCTTTGGCACAATACTTCTGATAACACGCAATGGATATACAAATCTGGTGAATGGCAACCACAATCCATACCAAATGAATTGCTGGACAAGATAGATGGTAAATCATCTGTCTATATGGTTCAGCCGAAACCACCATATTACAAAGGTGATATGTGGGTGACAACCAATAGTGAAGGAAAGGCTTCCCTCAAAACCTCCACTGTAAATCGTGTTGATGGAAATTTTGACGCATCTGATTGGATTGATTTCAAGTATGCCGATAAGGACGATATAAAAAACGCAATTGATAATTATGATACCAGTCTTGGACAGGACAAAGTGTTCAATAAACTCACAAAAGGTGGGGCAGAACAGGGAATCTATATCGAAGATGGAAAAGTATACATTAATGCAAAATATATTCTGGCTGGATTACTTGCTGGAGAGAGAATCAATGGACGAGGGTTAAAAGTTATTGATGATGACAAGAATGTGACTTTAGAAATCGACAGCAAAGGAAACGTCATCTTAGCTCCAAAAACTTTTTCCTTACAAGGGAAAACAGTAAAGGAAATTGCAGATTCTTCTGCCAGTACCGCAGTTTCTGGACAGACACAAGCCGATATTTTCAACAAACTCACCAATGGCGGCAAGGCACAGGGAATTTACTTAGATGAAAAAGGAAATCTCTATGTAAATGGAGAATACGTGCAAGCCAAAGGAATTAGGGTTGTTGATAGCAATGGAAAAACCACTTTTGCCATTGACAAAACCACTGGTGCAGTAACAATAGCAGCTTCACAGTTTACATTAGGAGATAAAAGCGTTACTGATATAGCACAGGAAGAAGTCGTAAAACAAGTCCAAGATATTACATCGGACAATATTATTAAAGGCTATTATCTAACAGAACAAAATGTTAAAGATTATTGGTCTACACAGAGTGCATATACATATGAGTATGGAGTTCAGGATGTAGATGGCGGTAAAAATGCAATCAAAATAAACGGAACTGGAGCACAATTTGGAACGAAAAATTATAAGCCAATAAAAGTTACTGGAAATTATACTTTTTCGTTTTGGATAAAAACTAGTGTTGCAACACAAGTATATGTGTATCTTGGAAGTAAAACAATATTAAATGCTAAAACTACAACTGAATGGCAAAGACTGCAAGTAACAACAACTTTATCTAGCTTACCAAATGATAGTTTAAACAGTTTGAGAATCTTGACATCATCAGTTGGGTCTAGCGTAAAATTTGATACCTATATTTACATGCCAAAGCTTGAATATGCTTACACAAATGAACAAGTGTTCAATATGCTTACAAACAACGGTGCAATAAAGGGAATATACATGGAAAATGGAGAATTGTATTTTTCATTTACCTATGCACACGGCGGCACATTGAAGCTTGGTGGCTCAAATAATGGGAACGGATTACTTTCCATTTTGGATGCGAGCGGAACACAAGTTGGATATATTGATAATACAGGAGTCCATTTTAATCAAGGCGAATTTTCTGGAAATTTAAAGTCTAATACTGGTGAAATCGGAAAATGGCTGATTGATAAAACAAATGGAAAATTAACTTCTGCAAATGGCGGCATTGTACTTGATGCGAAAAACAACATGGTAACCATAAATGGCGTTGATCTAAAAGCAAATGGAAACGGATTTGTTATTGATGGCGGTGTAAAAATCAGAAATCCACTAAGTGGCTTCGGGGATGCTACAAATTTTTTCTGTCTTGAAAATATGGGAAATATTACAGACGGAACGCACTTAGGAATTAACAGCGACGGAATGGTTATTAAGGTTCCATCATCTTCTTGGCGGTATAAATCAATTCGAACAACAGTTAAAGAAGAAGAACTGGAACAACTTTATCGTGTAAAAGTTGTTTGGGCGAAATATAAAGAAGGATATCTCGATAAAAACGACAGCAGATATGACAAGTTAATGCCTATGTTCCTTGCAGAGGACATGGAAAGACGTTTCCCAATTGCAGTAAACCATTTGCCAGATGGGAAGCCCGAGGATTGGAACTACAGAATTATGATCCCATCCATGTTCGCCATGATAAAATTCAATCACGAGAAAATCAATGAACTCAAATCCGAAAATGAAGAATTAAAATCGGAATTAAAAAGCATTAAAGAAGAACTTGCAGAAATCAAAAAAATTTTAAGCAAATCGGTATAAAGAGGGTGAGAAATCATCCTCTTTTTTAGTAGATCAAACATCAAAACCAATAATTAAAGGAGGGCAACAACATGCCAAAATGGACTGAATACACATCAAAAAATACGTTAGCGGATAATGACGAAGTAATGTTGTATGACGCAACTGCGAGAGCGAATAAACGTGGACTAATGAGCAAGTTTTGGGATTATGTAGTTGATAAAATGGCAACGGCTGTTATCTCGAAATTGGAGACTAATAACAAGACAATCATCGGGGCAATAAATGCACTAAATAGTGAGTCGTTAATAGGAAATGTAACTACAATTGATGGTATTACCTTTGATTATAACTCATTTACGAAAACTGGCTTATATTATATTGATGGGCCTAAAAATCAATCGGAGGGTGATAACAGACCAGGAGAAAATATCACAAATTGTTTTATGCTGGTTCTCGCAAAAACAGATTACAGATGTTTTCAAATTGTATTTCCTGGCAACACGCAAAGTATATTTTACAGAAATACAAAGACTGATTCATCTAAATGGAATTCTTGGAAAGCATTATAAATAGCAATAAGTTAATGTATTTTAGCTCCTGTCAATAATATAGCTTCCAAATACAAAAAAATCCGTATTTTCGGCATTATGATATAGTTTTATTTCTCCATTTCTATATATCCATAATGTTCCAACAGGAATATATGGAGCATAATTTGAAATGACGTTCAAGACTGCATAATCATAGTTAGGATTAAGAAAGTCAGGAATTTCACCAATAGTAGGATTGTCAATATTATTTTGATTGATGACCTTAAGAGTACCAAATATACTTACAGCATCTGCACTTTTTCGAAAGTATAAATATCCACAATCTGTGCTTAAGGCGTGAATTTTACCAACCATATCACTATAGAGTTTATTGGAGAGATAAGAAAAAAATAACAAAACACTACCAAACATAAAATGAATATGATATAATCAGTATATCAAAATCAGAACAATAAAAAGGGAGCTGAGTTCCCGTCTACCAAACAAAAAACTCAGCTCCAAGCACCACAAAGGGTACAGTATTATTATAGCACAGTACTCTCCCTTTGTGAACCCAAAAGGAGGGTATTTTTATGGAAAACTTTGCAAACGAATTTGTAAGTAAGTTGGATGGGAAGATTTCAGACGAAGCACTTAGGACAGTATTACAGGAATTGCAAGTGTTTGCATCTAACTACGATATCAACCAGAGAGAAACGCATGTGGTTCCGTATCAAAGCAATGTCCCAGATTGCTACAGGGTTTACATGGTGGCGAAAAAGATTGAGGGCATGTCTCCAGAATCCATGAAAACCTACAATTTTTATCTCACAGATTTTTTTGAACACATTAACCGACCATTCGAACAGGTTACAACAAATGATATACGGATTTATCTGTACGAAACTCAGAAACGAACAGGGGTCAGCAATCGAACACTGGATGGAAAACGGCTTGTTATAAACACCTTTATGGATTGGTGTTGGAAAGAGGGGTATATTCCAAACAATCCATGCGCAAGTATTAAGCCCATTAAATTTGAGGAAAAGCCAAGAGAACCACTTAGCAACATGGAGCTTGAAATAGTGCGCGATGCTTGCGAAAATTACAGAGATAAAGCGATGATTGAGCTTTTCTACAGTACAGGATGCCGCTTATCTGAAATGGTGAATTTAAAAATTAGTGATATTGATTTTACTTCCAAAGAGGTTCATTTGTTCGGAAAAGGAAGTAAGCACCGAACATCTTATTTGAACGCAAAGGCGGAATATATGTTGAAAAAATACTTTGAATTGGAACGTCCAAAAGAATCAATATCGGATTCTGTATTTGTAATATTCCGAAAGCCTTATAATGAAATGCACAAAGAATCAATATATGCGAGAATAAAGGCTATTCAAAAGCGGTCTGGAATAGAAAGAAGCCTGTTTCCACACTTGCTTAGACACACGATGGCGACAGATGCCTTAAATAGAGGAATGAACGTTGCAGAAGTAAAAGAAATATTAGGGCATGAAAAGCTTGATACCACAATGATTTATGCTAAAATCAGCCACGATTCTGTGAAATTTAATCATAAGAGATGTATTGTATAAAGAGTTTATGCTAAAGAGCACTCCAAATGGGGTGCTTTTTATTATGCACTTTTTTTAACCTCAATAATGAAAGGAGACCACACATGAATATTAACACCTCATTAATCAGCAATAATAACAGCTACGCCGGACAGACACCTCTGTATATTGTCATTCATAACACGGATAATATCGCCAAGACAGCAGATGCCAAAGCACACGCCACCGCACAGCATAATGGCAATTTTCATGGATATTCATCCCATGTATTCGTTGACGATAAGTCAGCATACCAAGCATTGCCGTACAATCGCGGGGCATGGCATGTTGGGGTAAATTACGGCGGTAAGCTTTTTGGAACTGTAAACAATCACAACTCTATTGGAATTGAAATGTGCATGAATGCCGGATATAACTACGAAAAAGCATTCCAAAATACCGTTGATGTATGTAAGCAGCTTATGAAAAAATACGGAATCCCAGCAAGCCGAGTAGTGCAGCACTACGATGTGTGCGCTAAGAATTGTCCTTCCGTTATCCGTGGAAAGGGTGACTGGGCGAGATTTAAGAATCTCATTTCCAGTGAAACCGTGACAGCGCCAACCACAAAACCGACAGCAAAGGTTGACAAGTATTACCGTGTCCGCAAGACATGGAAGGACTCCAAGAGCCAGATCGGGGCATACAAGTCGCTGAAAAATGCAAAGAAAGCTTGCAAAGCCGGTTATTCTGTTTTTGATTGGAATGGAAAAGCTGTGTATTCCGTGACTGCAAAGAAAAGTGTAGCCAAGGTAGCAAAAGAGGTAATTAACGGCGAGTGGGGGAACGGACAAGATAGACGAGACCGCCTGGAAGCTGCCGGCTACAACTACGCAGAAGTGCAGAAAAAAGTCAACGAATTACTGAAATAATAACACTCCCGGGGTTTTCCCGGGAGCTACTTAAAAATAGTATATTCTTCAAATTCGTTTCTTATTTTTGCAAAGTCTTTTCTTCTGATAGGCACAGTATTTCCAGAAAACATAAGGAACGAAGTGTTTATTTCTTTTACCTCGTCCATGTTTATTATGTAGCTCTGGTGACACCTCAAGAATCTGGAATCCAGTAATTCTTCAATATCGGATAGTTTACATCGTTCCGTATAAACTATACCGCAAGTGCAGTGGATAATGATGTATTTGTTTCGGCTCTCAATATATTCGATATTTTGAAACTCCACCCGATGAATAAAGTCTTTTCCTTTTATCATAAGAGTGCTTTTGCTGATATGTTCCAGAGCATGATTGAAAGCACTATACATTCTGCCGTTTTCAGAACCTTTTATGATATAGTGTACCGGGAGTATATCAAGAGCTTCAAAAACATACTCTTTGTGGGCTGTCCAGAAAATAATATTTCCATTATAGCCATTTAATCTCAATTCCTTTGCGACTTCAATTCCATTTTCTTCTTTCAAAACGATATCCAAAACCACAATATCATACCACTCGCCATCTGCCACATCATCAATAAGTGGCTGTCCTTTATCATACGGAGTAATCAATGCTTTTATATCACCATTTCGTTTGAGAAAATTATTAATCCGATGCATAAATATACCAATCTGGATTTCGTTATCATCACATATTGCAATTCGCATTCAAATCATCCCTTTTCATGTAAAATTCGCCACCAGAGGTGCTAATTTCGCCATTTCCTGTGTAATTGTATATTTTTTGATACAATGTTATTGTAATACATTAAGATGATAGTGTAAAGGGGATGGATTCATGGAGAAACATAAAAAAATCATAATTGTGTTTATACTGATATTCGTGCATGTGCTCTTGATTCAATATGTTTACTTCTGCCCGGAGCGTAGTATTATCTTTGGGAGGAATAAAACTATCGAAACTGCAAAAGCAGAGGTAAAACAGGTTGTTCATGAACGCTATAAATCCCTCGCAGACAAGCATCCAGCCCCTTTATTTCTATCTATTATTATTACGATTTGGAAAAGCAAAAATCACAATATTTACACAAAAAAACTTATAATTCATAGAAAAATCAGAATAAATCAGTTTGCCAGGAAAGATTTAAGCGGAAACAATTCTATCCCAGTATATGGTTATAAAAACATGATATAATTTAATAAATAAGAACAAATGTTTGGAATATTGGGGGGATTTACGTGGATTACAAGAAAGAAATTATTGAGATGATACAAGAGATACATAGTGAAAAGATATTAAATCTTATCTATTGGTTTGTTAAAAGAGGATACAAAGAAGAAAGGGCGGGAAGATAATTCCCACCCTCAGAACCTAGAAAATAAACTTTTCAAAGAAATCACACAACAAATCTTTTTTATCGGGCGACAGTTTATCGTATTCAAGAATAATTTTCATGAATCGTGGATCTGTTAGCCCGATTTTCATTGATACATCTGAATATTCTGCATCAATTTCCTTTTCCTCTTTTAAATCCGTTAAATCAGACATTCCAATTCGGAAATAATCTGCTAATGCTCTGATTTTTCCTGTTCCTGGCATTGAATTGCCTTTGCACCACATGTTAAATGTGGAAGGGTTAGTTCCTACTGCTTCGGCAACTTCTTTTTGCTGTTTGCCACTTAATGAAATATACTTGTTGAGATTGTTTGAAAAGATTTTTTTCTGTTCTTCATCTGTCATCATGGTGTTCCTCCTCCTTACATATTGTATTGTACATCATACTAATAAAAAATTCAAGTATAAATTCAAAATAATTGAATTTTAGTGTTGACAATTCAATTAAAATGAATTACAATAAGACCATCAGTTAAGAAAGGAGATGAGCAAATGCCAAAGATTTCATTAGAAGCAGTTCGCGTGAACGCTGGATATAACCAGAAAGAATGGGCTGAAATGTTCGGTATTTCCAATAGTACAGTTGTTAACTGGGAAAAAGGAAAGACAGAACCAACATTATCACAACTTAGAAAAATGAGTGAACTTTCTGGGATTCCTATGGACTTTATTTTTGTGCCCAATAGATTCAATTAAATTGAATTGAAAATTTATTAAGAAAGGAATTGCATGAAAAAATCAAAAATTGAAATTCGTCAAGTAGATGGCGAATGTGGAATATTTACAGAAATCCTTGTGGACGGTCACAAACTCGAAGGGGTAAGAAGCTTTGAGCTGAAACAGGGAGTTGGAGATTCAGAACCTATTCTTTCCATTGATCTGAATGCTTTAAATTTATCCACGGACTTGCAGATGTTGCAGGTGAACCAGAAAGGTATCGGGGAAATTGAGGGAATCAAGTTTAAAGATTCACCAAGGATGCTGAAATTTCAAACAGAATAGGCTCCCATATCTCAGAGAGCCAAACAGAATTATTTTGAAGCTTTTAAAATGGAACATTGTTTCGGATTTGAACAACATCCAGTTTTGCTTGCATAATTACACTTAATTCGACCTATTGTGTAATTAGGCGTCAAATCATCCAATGATCCAGTATTAATGAGAGAAGCTTCAATGGAATAATTTTTGTTCTGCTTATCGCAGAAACCATTAAATACCAATAATCATCACCTCCCTTCTTATAGGGAGTATAACACAAGAAAGGAGGAAAATCATAGACGATTTAGTTTATCTTCAGAATGAAGAAGCTGTCTGTGATAGTTTACAGGTGGCTGAGAAATTTGGGAAAAGACATGACAAACTCATTTCCGAAATTGAAAGAATGTATTCTGATTTGATTGGAAAAGGGTGTGCTCAAAATGGTGGAGACCCCTTATTTATTAAAAGCAGTTATGTACATCCTCAAAATAAACAGACTTATCCATTTTATATAATGAATAGGGATGGATTTTCTTTACTGGTAATGGGATTTACAGGGAAAGAAGCCCTTGAATGGAAATTACAGTACATAAAAGCTTTTAACCAGATGGAGAATTTCATTCGTGAGAAATCAACCCAGGTTTGGGTTGAAACCAGAAAAGCCGGCAAACTTACCAGAAAGGCAGAAACCGATACTATTCAGAAACTTGTTGAATACGCCAAAGTACAGGGAAGCAGTCATGCAGAAATGCTTTACATGACATATTCCAAATTAGCAAACAAGATGGCGGGGATCAATAAGAGAGATGAAGCTACGGTAATGCAACTCAACAACCTGTCCTTGATGGAAAATATTATCTTACATGAAATTGATCTCGGAATCATGCAAGGAAAACATTATAAGGAAATCTACAAAGACTGCAAGAAGAGATTGGAGACAGTTAAAGATTTGGCTTATCTGGAAGCGGTTTGAGAGGAAAGCTCATAAGGAGGCGGGAAGATGACAATTATCAAATTTAAAAATGGGGAAACAATCGAAATTCCGTGCGTGTTCCAGGATGATATTGTGAAACCAGACATTAGAGATCAACTGATACGTTTGGAATGGGATGACGATGGAAAACAATATTACTTGAAGTTTAACCCAGTAGATGTGCTCTATGTAAAAGAGATTACATAAAGCACACCAGATAATTATTTAGCTGATGGGTATTTTGTTGCAGTTGCTTTTCCAACTTTGACAGGTTCTTTGCTTAACAAGGCAAGAAATTCATCATTGTATGTGTGGTATAAATCAAGAATTTCTTTTGAACCAGAACCTTCCTTAACTGCTTTGGCAACAGCTAAGTCGTGAGCAATTTGAAAGTTATCCATTGTTAACACCTCCTTCCTAAAGGAGATTATATCACAGAAAGGAGACTAATGAACGAATTACAAATTTTTAATTCGCCAGAGTTCGGAGATATTCGAACAGTAGAAATTGATGGGAAACCGTACTTTGTTGGGAGTGACATTGCTAAGGCACTTGGATATGCCATTCCGCACAAGGCAGTCCAGACACATTGCAAGGGGGTTCTAAAATGGAACATCCCCACATCAAGTGGAAACCAAGATGTTTTAGTCATCCCAGAGGGTGATATCTACCGATTAATCATCCGAAGCAAACTTTCATCAGCAGAAAGATTTGAACGTTGGGTATTTGATGAAGTTCTTCCAGCAATCCACCATAACGGCGGTTATATCATGGGGCAGGAAAATTTGTCTGATTCAGAATTGATGGCTAAAGCTATTCTGGTAGCACAAAAGACTATTGAGCATAAGAACCAGATCATTGAACAACAGAAAGCAAAAATCGAAGCAGACAAGCCGAAAACGATCTTTGCCGATGCGGTATCAACCAGCCACACTTCAATCCTTATTGGGGATTTGGCAAAACTTATCTGCCAGAACGGTGTCCAGACAGGACAGAAGAGATTATTCCAGTGGATGCGAGAAAATGGATATCTGATGAAAACTGGTGCGAGTTACAATATGCCAATGCAGAGATACATTGAACAAGGGCTATTTGAAGTTAAGGAATCCAGTGTTCAGAATCCAGACGGAAGTGTCAGAGTAACGAGAACCACAAAAGTTACCGGAAAAGGACAACTGTATTTTATCAATAAGTTTCTTGGGAATGAAATAGCAAGTTAAGGAGGTGGACGTAAGATGTTAGCAGATGATTACGTTTCTGAAAGGTTATCCGATTATGATTCCAAAATATATCAGTTATATCGCCGCAAAAACGGACAGAAGGCAAGCGACCTTGTAGAAAAAGTGAAAAATGAAATTGCCGAATGCGGTCTGTCCGCTACTGAAGCGAAAGGCTTTTTAGAGTACATGAAGATTGTTATTGACGCTCAGTCACATCTTCCCATTCAGAAATAACGGAAATTTTTATGGTTTCTGCTCCGGGAACATTACCATCATCAATCTCATTTGCGGCATGAAGCATTGAAATTATTTTATGAGAATAAGGATGTTCCTTTCCGCAATTTGGGCACACAACCTTGTCTGTACTTATTCTTTCACTTATATAGTAATCGCAATGACAAGTACAGGAAACTTTTAATTTGAGAAACATTTTAACATACCTCCTTTCTGAACACATTATACCATTCAGATGGAGAGAATAAAAGAAAATAGGGAGAAAAAACAATGATTAAATTTGAAAACGGATTAGTTAACATTTCTGGTAAAGGGGTTGATATTCTTTCAGAGTATGCAGTTATCACCCATGAAATTAAAGAGATGTTCGTAAAAAATGGTGGAGAAGAGGAAGAAGTAAAAGAGCAGCTTAGACATTCGTTTGAGCATGGCATTATTAACAAGGAAGAACTTAATAAAGAAATCAAGGAAACTTCCAAACAGATAGATGCAATTATTCCGTTTATTTCGCTTCTGGAAGAAATGCTTAAAACATTTGGAGCAAAAGACAAGGAGGACTAAGCATGGGGGAAACTAAGAGCATAGATTACATTCCAGAGAACGCCAATGAGGAATTTGCACTTCTGGTTGGAAGATTAAAGGCATTTGAAGCTTGGGCGAATAATGTGAAAGATTATGATTTCACAAAGGACATGGCATTCAGAATGCTTGGGCTTGATGTAGAAGAACAAACAAAAACAGATTAAGTTGTCCTGGAAGGTGCTGGAACACCAACCAGGACGGTATCTAACTAAGAATGAGTTAGTTAAATACAGGATTATTATAACACAACCTCCTGTATTTGACAAACAAAAATATAACAGGAGGACTTTTTATGCAAAAAAATGGCGAAAATCAGCCACTTTCCAGTGAAATCATTGCTGATCTGGAAGAAAAGCTGATGGCAAGAAATGTAATTATCGCTATTCTGGCAGCTGCACTTGCAGTAACCACATCCAGAAGAAAGTGAGGACAAAATGAAAGAGGTGGTAAAGACAATAGGAGAAATATTTGTAGGAATAGGGATGTTTACAGTAATCTTCTCAATCACATGGATGTTTACATCATTTGATGCTATCGGGGTGTTCTTCGTATCAACAGTCTTATTCTCAATGGTGTTTCTTCCTATTATATTAGAAATGGAGGAAAAGTAAATGCAAAGATTAAATAAAGTAAGATTATCCGGTAGAGCCGGGGAAATAGTATTCAGCCATGAACATTACGGAAGATACTATTACAAATTCATGCTGACAGTTATTCGCAAAAGTGGTGCAGTAGATATGTTCCCAATCGTTATAGAAGATTCCATTGTACGAGACAATAATTATAACGGAAAAGAAGTTGTGGTAACAGGTGTAATCAGAAGCATGGACACTTCTAAAAATCCAAATAAGCACCACAATGTTAATTATATCGCAGCTGATGAAGTGGAAATCCTGGAAGAACAGGTTCCAGAGGGTGATATAAATGAAGTAGAGTTTATTGCCAGAAGCTGCACAAGAGAGCCATATGCAAAACTTACACCAGTAACGCACAAGAAAGTTTTAAATCTTTTCGTGGCAATTCCAAGAGAGTATTCAGAAAGAGCAGATTTTATTCGCTGCACTTTATGGGGAAAAGGTGCTGATCTGGCAGTAGACGTTAAAAGGAATGATTACATTAAAGTAAACGGAAGGTTAATGAGCCGTGATGTTTATGTTAATGGGGAAGAAACGGAAAGTGTATATGAGATTTCCGTAAAAGAAATGGAGAAATTGGAGGATGAAGAATAATAAGAATGAAGTTCAGATATATGGCGTAATAATGGATATTCAGCCAGGAACGTTTTTCAAGGACGGAGAAAAATTCGTAAGATTCTATATTGGTGCAAAGCGTACCAGTGGGAACGTAGATTTGCCTCCAGTAATTGTTGAAGAAAAGCAGACGGAGGGCTTAAAGATTGGAAAACACGTCTATGTTGAAGGAAGATACAGTTCTTCAAACAAACATGAAAGTGGAAAGTCACATTTGATTCTTGAAATCAAAGCGGAAACAATCTGGTGTGGAGATGGTGATGGGAGTGCAGAAGGTAAAAACAAAATCATTATGGAAGGTTATCTTTGCAAGCCACCTGTGTACCGAAGAACACCAAGTGGAAAAGAAATCTGTGATTTGATGATTGCTTGCAATGAATATGACTTGCGAAGAACAGATTATATCCCATGTATAGCATGGTGGAAAGAAGCCAGAGAAGCTGCTGATTTCAAAGTTGGAGATTTCGTAAAAATAATCGGAAGAATCCAGAGTCGGATTTATCATAAAAAATTATCTGGTGATGAAGTAGAGCTTAGAACTGCATACGAGGTATCAATAGGGAGGATAATCGAGCATGAAAGTGGAAGTAAAAAAGATTTCGTTGGAGAATTACAAGAAGTTTCCGAGTAAGTCTGTAGATTTGTTTCCGAGAACAGAGATTTCTGGCAGAAACAGAGAAGGGAAATCCACATTGCAGGACGCATATTTGGACGTTCTGACAGGAAAGATGGCAAATGGTACAGAACCGACTTCTATTAGAAGAAAAGAAAATGGCTTGGAAGTGCCAAAAGTTGATGTTATAAGAGAGCTTACGCTTGCGATTGATGGAAAAGAAAAAGTGATCCGCAAAATCACAAAACAGAAGTGGAGAAAACCGAGGGGACAATCCGAAGAGGTGTTCGATGGAAATGAAACTTCTTATGAAATTGACGGATTCCCGGCTAAATTAAAGGATTATACCGAGTTCATCCAGTCAATAGCAGAACCTTCAACGCTTCTGATGTGCAGTAACCCAAAACCATTTCTGGACACATTGCAGAAGTCAACAGCAGAATCCAGAAAGGTACTGGAAAAGATGTCTGGTTTTGATATTGCACAGTTTATGGAAGAAAATCCACAGTACGCTCATGTGGAAGAAATCACAAAAGGGCATTCCGTAGAGGATACCTTGAAGAAGCTCCGAAAGGAACTGAATGCACAGAAGAAAAAGGTGGATGCCAAAAACACGGAGATTGCATATGAAACCAATCGAAGCATTGAAGCAGAAGATACTTCCTCCCTAGAATCCAAAAAACAGGAGCTTAATGCGGAGCTTTCCAAACTGGAAGAACAGGAAAAGATTCTTGAAGATTCAGCAAAAGGCTATGACAGCCTTACATATGAAATCCGAGGGCTGAAATCTTCCAGGGATGGACTTGTTAGCAAGGCAGATAATGAGCTGAAAGACAAGAAAGCAGCCATTATGAATGTGTATTATGACCTTGCAAAAAATAAAATTGAAAAAGAATCAGCTATCCGAATGTTGGGAATGGAACTGGACAACCACATAAGAGCTGGGCAACAGGCGAAAGCTGACTTGGATAGAGCCAGACAGGACTATCCGAGAATCAAAGAAATGGAGTGGGATGATTCTGAACTGAAAGCTATTGAAGCTGAAACATTCAATGATTCTGATACTATTTGCCCTACCTGTGGACAAGAACTGCCAGAAGAACAGGTTTCCAAATTGAGAGCTTCCTTTGAAGAAAAGAAGAAAGCCAGAATTGAAGCACAGTTGAAAGTAAAAGAATCCTTTGAATCGGAGAAGCAGGAAAAGCTTAAATATGTCTGCGACCTTGGAAATACTTCCGCTGCAAAATTAAAGAAAACTAACGAGGAAATCAACAAATTACAGTCGGAAATCAGTGCAGCACAGGATGAAGCTGCTGAACTTGCTAGACGGATCGAGGAAGAACAGTCCAAATTTGCGGAGCTTCCAGAATCTGTAGATATAACAAATGATGAAGAATATCTTGCGGTTACAGCGAGAATTGCAGAACTTGAAGAGAAACTGAAATCATTTGATGATGTTCCTGGGAAGAAACAGGAATTAAGAATGCAGATCAGCAATGTTATGAAACAGATTTCCAATGCGGATGCAGACATTAAGATTGCACAGGCAGCAGTCACAGAGAAAGAGAAACGAGTAGCCGAACTGAATGAGGAACTGAGAAAACTTGGACAGGTACAAGCTGATATTGAAAAGAATATTGACACCGTTCTTAACTTCTCAATTCAGAAGAATAAGGCACTGGCTGAGAAAATCAATCCATTTTTCCATCATTTCCAGTTCAGTTTCCTTGATTACACGATTGAGGGAAATCCAGTGGAAACTTGCAAGATGATCTGTAATGGAATTGACTACAATAGTGGATTGAATCATTCCGACAAAATTCTTTGCGAGGTTGATTTACTAAATGGATTACAGGAAATGAATGGGCTGAATCTTCCGCTTTGGATTGATGATTCTGAGAGCATTGACAAAAGCAGGATACCTATGTTAGACAGGCAGATGATTGTGCTAAGAGTGACAGATGGAGATTTGAAAGTAATTTGATAAACAGGAGGGGAAAATGCTAACAGCAACATGGGGAAAACATTTTTTCAAAGCGGATGCTACAAAATGTGCTTCTGAAATCATGGAAATTTGCGATCAGATGGAATCTGCTACACCACAGCAGATTCTTGAGAAAGCAAGGGACGAAAGTACAGAATTACATAAGTGCTTCACATGGGATGATTCCATAGCAGCTGAAAAATACAGAATCCACGAAGCCAGACAGATTGTTTGTCAGTTAAAAATCGTGGAACAGGATATTGACAACAAGTCAAAGCCGACAGCAATTCGAGTGTTTTACAAGACAGATGGCAAAAGCGGATATAAGCCAACACAGCTTATTTTGAAGCAGCCAGATGAATACGAAGCACTTTTAGAGCGTTGTCGGAATGAACTTCTGTCAGTGAAACAGAAATACCAGAATATTTCCGAATACGAAGAAGTTTGGGAACTGATTAATTAAACATGAATGCCGTTACTGTGCTGATATGCCTGCAAGAGTGGGAACATAATGCAGAACATGACATAACAGGGCACTACAGAACAAGACAGAAAAGAACGTTACACCTTATTCTTGCGGGCTTATGAGTGCAGTAGCGGCGAAATTCCTATGTTGATATGCCTGTAAAATCGACAGGAAAAATAAGATATAACATCAAAGTAAAGTACAGTACATCATAATTACCCATTTTACAGGTTTATGAGCGTAGGAAACCACAGCATTTATCAGTCTGCATAAGCAGAAAGACAGGATAACTCACAACACAACAAAATAAAACAATTCAGTATAGTGCAGTACCTCTTTCCCTTGTGCAGAGTGATAAGTGTTGTGAACACTTACTATAGGATAAAAATTCTTACAACAGGAAATAATAGCACAGAATAATACACACAGCACTTAGCGGATGGGCTGTTTTACAGGCGGTATAAATCGCTAGGAAAGTATATCGAAACATAACGCGGTAAATTAGAGCACAGTGAAATATATCTAATTATAGATAATTACACCTAACTTTTATATTGCCTATAAAGCGGCTCATCCAAACAAAATTGTCTCCTGGGTAGGTGGCATGAGATGCCATAGTAAAGGATACCATAGAATATTGCAGAATATAAAAATACAGAATATTTCATGTTACCTACCGAGTAGATAAGCCACCAAGTGTATTTAGTTGGCAGTAGAAACACTGCTAAGAAAATTATATCTTCGCACAATAGAGAACAGCATACGACAGTAAAATATAGCACATTCTACTGCTTGCTAAGTGCATTTGGAGTTTGTACAAAGATTTAAGCGGATTATTTCGCAGAACAGAAAATTGTAGCACAGTTAAGAATAGTACAATATAGAACAAGATAGCACAAAACATTAATTGTATATTGTAAATAATCCGTTTAAGTGTTTGTACAAACAAAAACTATAAATCAAATCATTTATTTTAGGAGGAAAGCAACATGGCAAAAAACATCACAATCGAACCATTAAAGGAAACCACATTAAGAGTTGAACTGATCGGGGACACAGACCTCATTCTTCACAAGAGAAGCCGTTACTACGAACAGGCTGAATGCTTCAAGCAGTCCAAGGACAAGGGCTTCAAAATGCCAGCTATTTATAATCAGCCCAAGAATGTTTGGGAGGGATTAATTACTGGTATTCACTGGGAGAAACCGATTAATTTCCATGATGAGGATATTTCCCTTTACACAGAGGAAGAGTGGAAAGATTACATGGCAAACAACAGACCTTGCATTCTTACCCAGGCATTCAAGAAATCATTCACAGAAACATTTATTACTTTCTTCAAGGATTCCACAGGAAAGAAAGGAACAGATATCAAGCGTTCTCTTTCAATCGAAGGTTCTATTTGCCCGGTAAACTTTGAATCTGTTGAGGTAGTAAATAAGATCGTTCCGACTTCTGGAATCAGTGCAAGCCCGGTTCTTTGTAGCAGCAATGTGTTCCATAATTGGAGAACCACTATTGAGGTATCTTGCCCGGACATTGTATTCCCATATGAAACAGTATTGCAGCTGATTGAAACCAGCGGAAAGTACATTGGAATCGGAACGCAGAGAGCAAATGGAAACGGAAGATATTACATCAACCCAGACAATGTGACTATCATTTAATTAGGTAACTATCGGTGACATATGAATCCGGGTGAATGCCCGGAAATCACAACAGGATATAAAATTCCAATAAAGCAAATAACAGGACAGGACACAACACTTCATCCTGTTTCATATGCCACTGAGCATAACTCTTGGGTGCATTCACGGTGGATTGAGATTTCGCCACAGCAGGATAATACATAATAGCACAATAGAGGATAGAACAATATATTTCAATTCACTATGCATGCACCTAAGAGAAAAATATAAAAAAGAAAAAGGAGAATTGATATGGCAGAAACAACACAGGTAGCAAACCAGGAACCGCAGACATTTAGCGTAGCTCTTACTGAAAAGTTAAATTCAGTAGCAGAAGCACTCCCGAAAGATTTTAACAAGGCAAGATTCGTACAGAATGCACTTGCTCTGGTAAATGATAATCCACAGTTGCAGAAATATAGCAAAGCACAGTTGATGTCTGGACTGATGAAGGGCGCTTATTTGGGCTTGGATTTTTATTCAAAAGAGTGTTACTTGGTTCCATATGGAAATCAACTTAATTACCAAACGGACTACAGAGGGGCGAAGAAGCTGGCAAAGAAATACTCTATTCGCCCAATAAAGGATATTTATGCAAAGTTGGTTCGTGAGGGTGATGATTTTGAGGAATCCATCGAAAATGGAGAACAGACATTTAGCTTCAATCCAAAAGCATTTAATGATGGAAAAATCATTGGAGCATTCGCAGTTGTTCTTTATAAAGATGGTGGCATGGCTTACGATACTATGACTTTGGCAGACCTTGAAAACACAAGAAAGTCCAGTAAGGCTTCAAATAGTCCAGCTTGGAAAAACTTCACAGGGGAAATGTACAAAAAGACTGTGTTACATAGACTGTGCAAGCACATTGAACTGGATTTTGAGAATCCAACACAGCAGAATGCTTTTTATGCTGGCGTAGAAATTGAAAATGATCCAGAAAAAGCAGTTCAGAATGAAATTGATGAGTGCGCAAATAGTGAGGAATTTATTGTGGAATCTGACGGATATTCCGAAGAACCAGCCCCGGCAGCAGAGCCAGTGGAAACAGAAATTCCGTCATTTATGAGCCAGGAGGAAATGTAGGATGGAAACTTCCACAATTGTGCTTATTATTTTGCTTTCAATAGCACTTTTGATATGGATAGTAACTTTTATTCGAAAAAATGAATACAATCGAACCAATTTAATTATTCTTTTAAATGTTATTACATATGTGGTACTCATTATAATCCGACTTACAATGTAAAAGGAGAGCCAAAATGAAGCATAAATGTATTAAGATAGCAGTATTAATCACAGGGGTTACAACAATCACAATGTTTAGTGGTTGTTCTTCCTGTAGCAGATCATTAAAATCACTATCCAGTGATATTGACGGTGGTCTGAACCGTACCGTAACTGTTTACGATTACAACGGCGGTAAAATCAAGTCGTGGTCTGGAAAGTTTGATGTTTCCGAATCGGAGAACGAAGTTTACTTTGATGATTCGGACGGAAAGAGAGTTATTATCCACGGCGGTATTGTCGTAAATGAGGAAAACTGATTTAAAGGAATATTCGGAAAGCGAGGTGATGAAAAATGTTCATGAGAGTAGTAAACACAGGGAGTACCCATGGAAACTGCTATGTTTTGAAATCCAACAGCGGAGAAATGCTTCTTCTGGACTGCGGATGCAGATACAAAGACATTCTGAAAGCTATTGATTATAGAACAAGTGATGTTTCTGGCGTACTTTTGACGCATGAACACAGTTGAGCGATCACCGTGAATCTTTTAAAAATCTGATGAATTTAGGCATTCAGATTTACACCAATGATGAAACTGTAGAACATCTGCAAATCATCACTGGTGAGCTAATGAAAGGCGTTCCAGAAAAAAGACCGTTTCGTGTTGGCTCGTTTACAGTAATACCGTTCTATTTGCCGCATACTACAAGGGATAAGGACACAGGGCAACTTATTCCATGTTTCAATTATGGGTATATCGTGGAACATGAAGAAATGGGAAAACTGTTGTACATGACAGACTTTGAATATTGCAAGTACAACTTCAAAGCAATGCGGATGAACCACTTAGTTATTGAGTGCAACTATTGTGGAGAATTGGTTGACAAAACAGCTGAAAATTACACGCACAGGCTTAAAGGGCATTGTTCCTTAGATACTTGCAAAAGCTTAGTAAATACGAATCATACGGCAGCTTTACGGACGGTAACATTGGTGCATTTGAGTAATGAAGCAGCTGACCCGGAACAGATTTTGAAAGAGATTAAAGAAGCGGTTGTTTGGGATGATGCACTCGTCCAGATTGCAACACCCTGGTTAGAAGTTAATTTGGACTTATGTCCGTTTTGAAAGGAGAAACAGATGGTAGCAATTGATTTGAAAGATTGGAAAGAAGTAACAAAAGGAATTTATGTAAATCCAATTTCTGCAAATGCAGCTTATGAAATCCATATTAAATACTGGGATATGAAAACAGATATTCTTTCCGCAAATGCCGAACTTTATATAGTAGGAGATTGGCACGAAAAAGACGGAAGAAACATCAGAGAAAGGGAAATACTGCTTGATTGTGCATCTGTTATGGCTTGCCTTGGGAAAGCAATTGAAGATGATAAGGAAAACAATTCAGCTGAATGATTGAGGGGGAATAAAATGAAACTGTATTTTTACATTTTGGAAAGCAAACAAGAATTTAATGCAGAAACCAGAGAATATGGAAAAGTTACTTTTAGAATCAGATGCGAAGAGTGTAACGTGATAGAAAATTCGAAAACCTACAAACCAACAGACGATTTCCCAGAAGGAATTTATTCGTCTTATATAAGAAAAGAAAATATTGGAACTTTTGTTAATTCCTACACAAAAGCTGTGGTTCTGGATGAAAAGAACTATGAAAAAGCAAAAGAAGTATTTTTAAGAAGATTTAACCAGAAAGCCGAAGAATTGAAAAGAAATCTTTCTAGGTGTGAAGATATGATAGCTGCGGTTGAAGCAGGAGAGGAGAACTGTAAATGAGTGTATTCAGTGTGCCAATAACAATCGGCGTTAATGAAGAAGAAATTGCCAAGGAAATCCGTAAAAATGTTGAGGATAGGGTAGTTGAGAAAATCACCAAGGAAATTAAAGAAGTTATCTACGAAAAATCTACATACGGTAGTAGAGATACCAATGAGCCATTAAAAAGAATGGTTCGCATGCAAATTGACGAAATTTTGAAAAGAAACGAAAGCATGATTGTACAGGAAGCGGCAAAAGCCTTGGCAGATAAGATGATTAAAACTAAGGCTGTGAAAGAAGCAATAAAAGAAACTGTCGAGAAAGTTAAGGAGGATTAACCAATGAAAATCTTATTAAAAACACTTGACAAACTGAAAAAGCCAGAACTTTCCGAACGGGAATGCAAGTACGACAAAGGTTGGAATGATGCAATCAAGAAAGTTGAAGAACTGATTTGCTCATACAGACCTGCGGATATGTGGATTCCAACAGATGTGAAGTTGCCGCCAGAGCCAGATGAGAGAGAAGAGCCACAAGACTGGATGCAATATAACGTTACTATCAAAGGAGCTGAATTACCAACAACACTTACATATTTAGGAAATGGGAAGTGGGGTAAAGTAGAAAATTGCATTGTATATTATCCAGTCGTTGCATGGCAACCAATGCCGCCAGTCTACAAACCAGGTAGGTAACACCATTGGAAATAACAATCGGGATTTGTGCAGAGGAAATCAAAGAAATCCTTGTTGAGCACATCAAGACAAAAGGATTTGACGTAACAGAAGATGATATTTCCTTTGTTATCGGGAAAGAAGAAGTTATAACAGGGAATACAAAGAAAATCAAACACGCACTTATTAGATGCGACATTCAGATTGAGAGGTGATTGTATGGGATTTAATGTAGTTGTATTATCCGGGCGGCTGACAGCTGACCCGGAAATACGAATGGGAACTAACGACACTAAGATTGCCAGATACACATTGGCTGTCGATAGGGAAAAAAGAAAGAATGCGGAGCAAAAAGCCGACTTTATACCATGCGTAGCACTTGGGCATAATGCAGAATTTGTTGAAAAATTTCTGCGAAAAGGCATGAAAATCAATGTCAAAGGGAAATGGCAGACTGGAAGCTATACGAACCGAAACGGAGAAAAAGTATACACAAATGACTGTTTCGTTGAATCACATGATTTTGCAGAAAACAAGAGCCAGTCACCACAAACACAGGAAACAGACACACGACCAGTACCGCCGCCAGAACCTAGTTTCATGGATGTGCCGGACTTAGGCGGTATGGAAGATGAATTTCCATTTAGTTAAGGAGTGATTAAATGGTACAAACAGGACAGATTATTTATTTTAGCAATCAGAAAATGATGTGCTTTGATGTTGAATCTATTGAGGATATTACTGAACCGACAGAACAAATAGAAACTACATCGGTTTATGGCGAGACAAGAACGTATGCGTTGGCAATGATGAATCCAACAACTCTTTACGTCACTGGAAAGGAACTTGTAAAACTTGACCCAACAACAATGAAACGCATTGCCAGATATAATCTTGAAGAAGAGAATAAATCTCTTTTAGAAGAAATCGCAGAAAGAAAAAAGGTTATTGATGATCTCGAACAGAAAGAACAGGTTTTGCGTGACAGGTTCAGAAAGGCAATAGCTGCATTCAAAGAAATCATGGAAAATGGTTACTATGATGAGGGCGAAGATGAATACGAGAGTGAATGGGAGTGATTAAATGAAACCAGTTTTAGAAACAAAATCTACATACAAAGGTTATCCATATGTGGTCCTGTTTATGCCCGGAGCATACAGATGCGGATACGTTGGAGTACCTTACAGTCACAAGTTAGCGAAGAAAAGTGTTGACGATTTATGGTATCTTGACTGTCATGGTGGAGTTACTTATGCAAAATCACATTTATATGATTGTGATGATAAAGATACATGGTGGATTGGATTTGACTGTGCTCATTGTTTCGATGGTTATGATATTGAGAAAGCAGAACAGTATTTCGGGGAAGAGCCAGAGTTTAAGAAAATGTTTAAAATAACGGGTGGTTTCTGGCGAGAATTAAATAAAGAACCAGAAATCAAAATTCGCTCACTTGCTTATGTCAAAGATGAGTGTAAGAAACTCATTGATCAGATTGAAAAGGAGTGATGCCTGGTGGATTATAGTAGAGTTTTCGCTATGAAGCGAGAACGAGAGAATCGAATAAAAAGGATATGTCCAAGCATTCCATATTCTAGTGGTATATACGTGTTTTACCGAACTGACGAAGCCGGAATAAACCGAGCGTATTGTGGACAGGCAGTCAACCTTTGCGAGAGATGTGCGAGCCATTTAGGGGAATACGATCACATAGCATTAAGCCTTAAAAAGCATAAGTTTTACAGTGAAAGTAATCCTACTGGTTGGAAACTTTCATATAGAACATGTAGAAAGGATGAACTTGACCAGAAAGAAATTGAAACAATCAAGGCTTTTGCAGATAAAGGCTTCCAGATGTACAACGTTACAGCTGGTGGCCAGTCAGCTGGAAAGCAAGTAACAGGGCAATATAAACCGCCCAAGACATACAGACAGGGAATTCAACAAGGCAAAATAACCCTTGCGCGAGAGTTAAAACACATCATTGATACTCACTTAAATGTATCAATCAGACCAGAAAAAGCAAATAACAAAGTATCTATTAAGGCGTTGGAAAAATTCAACGAATTACTCAATGAAGAAAACTATCACTGATTCTAACACACCAGTAGTTCTACTGGCTAAATTCCAAAGATAAAAAATAAAAAAATGAA